TCAATTACTGTTATAATTGCATTGTTTTCAGTGTACTCATTATGTCCTACTCCTGGATTAATATTAACTTTTGTCCCTGTGACAAGAGTATGAGGTGTTTTAGTTTTAACTGTTACTGTTGGAACTAATGCTGACACAAATCCCGACGGTTCAATTATTGTATCCCCTATGCCAAAAATACCAGGATCTTCAGGATAGGCTAGACAAATAGTTGATAAAGTTCTAACAGTTCCTACATATTCTCCGTTGTAGTTTTCATTTCCGTTGCCGCTGACTAAAAATTTATATCCTTGAGCCATCGGTACTCCTAGGGCAGCAAATGAAAATGTTACTACTGCTGTAGAATTTATCGTTTGGCTAGTAACTGCAAATGAATCAGTATTCAATATGTAAGTACCTAGGCCGCCAGTACCAGTTCCAAAGCTAAGAATATAAGTACCATCTGGTATTCCGGCACCATAAACAATTTGTCCTATAGCAAGAGTACCCGATGCAACCCCTGTTACAGTTAATACATTTCCAGGATTTGTTGTTATGCCGTCATTGATTGTTCCAGTAAATTCTGAAGGTCCGGTTGGGAATGTTGAACCTGTAACTGTTACGGTAGGACTAGACGAAACTGTTAATATAACTTCATCACCAGGATTGACATACGTAAATTCATATTCATCCCTTACTGCATAAATTTCAACCGTTCCTTGATCAAATCCAGGCAAGTCAATACCCTCAATCGAAATTAACTGTCCAGATGACAATCGGTGAGGTCTATCAGTTGTAATTACTGCAATATCTTCAAGCCCTAATCTTCTAAAAGAAGTAATTTTACTAGTACCTATTCTACCTATAGAATTTATTGCAATAGGATTATTAGGTGTTACAGATACACAATAGTAGATACTACCTGCATCAATTCCTCCAATTGAAGAACCTGTAAACTCTAATAGTCTTCCTGCTTCAATGTTAGTTGTATTAGTTAATTCAATTACATTTCCATAACTATATGTTTGAATAGCGTTTGTATTAATCTGTTTACTATTAGCACCAACTGTTATAATATAATCATCAAAATTAGGATCTTGTGAATCCCATCCGTCTGAGAACCAAGGAGTACTACCCCAACCTTGTGCAATGTTAAATCCTAAACCAGTAATTTGAACACCACCGTAGTCAACTCCGCGCATCAGTTGTCCTAGTTGCTTACCAAATTCTTTAGTTCCAGGATTGTAATACCAATTAATTCTATCAGCAGCTGATAGATAATTATAATCTTTCAAGTAGGTAATTTTAATAACAGCTCCTTTTGCTGGTGCTGTTAAGAATGTTAACAATCCATAGTAACTTGTATATCCCCTAGTTGTAGTTTTTTTGCTACTAAGTATGTAAGAATTTCTAAGAGCTGCTACTCCGTCAATTAAAACTTCTGAATCGGCTAGTTTAATGCTAGGACTCCATTTTAATATAAATTGTGTCTTACTGCCTGTTCCAATAAATTTAGAATCTGTTTCGCCTGATTCAATTTCTTGCAGTTCAGTAATATAATATTGACTAGTAACTCTGTCAAATTTAATTCTAGTATAATTTGATCTTACAAGACTACTACCAATTCTAGCACTTGCACTTGCGCTTACACCATTAGAATCTAATCCTCCTTGGAACACAACTGTCGGCACTGTTAAGTAGCCGCTACCGTTAGTAATCAAAGATATTCTTGCAACTTTTCCATTTGTTAAGTATGCCCTAGCAGTAGCTCCTGTGCCGCTATTACTTTCTATTATCACTGTAGGAGTGCTGATATAACCAGATCCACCATCGTTAATGATAATTTCAGTAACTTGGAAACCTACATTATCAGTCCAATTTTTCCAAGGATAATCTTCAATAAGTGCAGATTCGCTGAATACTTGGTTATCTACTATTGTCACTGGTACTGTTGTAAATCTACCATCTTCATATATCGGAGGTAAATCAAAATCAGTGACAACTGATTTGGCTGAATCAATTTTAGTATAAGAACTAATAAATTCTCTAATCTTTGTTCTATAAGGTTTTACTTCACTGATGTAAGATTCAAAATCAGATAAGTTATCATTGTTGTATGTAACTTTTTCTTTTAAACTTCCTACATTGTGTTGAGCTTTAATAAAACTTGTTTTAAAAGCCCAGTCAATATATTGTTGTTCGTTATAAGCATATCTTAAACACGCAAAAAATGCATCAAGATAATCTTGTTTTAAATTATCTATAAGAATATCATTTTTAATGCTGTCTAATATAATTCTTAATTCAACTTCTGCTGCATTATCATATCCGTCTCCGTCGAATGAGGGGCCATCATAACCTATACCACTATTTCTAAAATTATATAAGTTACTAGAGAATTGTATTGTACCTTTTTCTCTACCAACTACTTTGTAAGATTGTGTATAATCAGCACTGGTACTATTTGCATATTTTTCTAATAATAACCATCCGCCTGAACCAACGTTTTTAATTTTAACTATTTGTCCAATCTCTATATTAACTGTGGCTAATTCATAAACAGAATTTAGAGAGAAATTTGCAGGTGTGAATTGACTATATCCTGTTTTATAGTAATCTACAGTATTCCAGTATTGTCTTACATCATAACTTTGACTCTTTACACGTGACCATGTTAAACTTGTTGAATCATAAGAATAGATGCTCCATCTATCAAGTGCTTGTGAATCAAAATGTACTAGTGCAGAGAACGGTCTTAGAGTTAATACAGTCGTATCTTCGGTGTAACCTTCACCAGAATTTTCTATTACAACTCCGGATATTCCCCCTGTAACATTTAAAATAGTTTTAATTTTTGCATTTATTCCAGAACCAGCAACGTCAATATAAGGTGCATAAACATATCCTGATCCAGGATTATTTACAATAATGTCTATTATTCTGCCGTCGACAATTATAGGTGTTAATGATGGATACCTAACAGCAGTAATACCAATAGTTCTTAATTCTGTATCATAGTCTACTACTACATCATATTGTCCAAGAATTGTTGAAGGTTCTTTTTCAAAACTGTTAAGAGATGTAATATCTTTTTCTTCGACTATAATATGTTTAAGTAGTGAAGAATTTACACGTTCAATATATTGTTTTAATGCCTCGTATCTATTAATAAACATACTTTGACGAGGACGATTTTCAACACCATATCTAAGTTTAGGTGGTAGTGTTACATCGGGTACTCGTCTACCTTTACTGTCTTTTCCACAAAGGCTATCAATAAGTTTACGCTCAATAGTAATAGGTAAATTTGTATTTGTATCATTACTAATTAACTTCCATTGATGATGACTATTAATGTCAGTGTCATCAATGGTCCAGTATTCAATGTAAAGATTTACATCAGTATGCTCTAACAAGTTTGCAACATTTACTAAACTAAACGTATTAGTTCCTGTGAACGCAATGTATTTGTAACCATAATTTTTAGGATCGGCTATAAGGTCTGCTACATCCTTTGCAGATAGTTTTCTTCCTTTAACTTCTGGTATTATAGTTTTATTTTTTACCCAGAAGTAGTAAGTATTTCTAAAACTCTTAGAAACAGTATCATATGTCTGTTTAATGCTGTAAGCAGAATTTCCATATAAACTTGTACCACTTATATTAGCAGTAAACCCTTCTATAGTATCTGCGATAGCATCCCAATCTTCAGGTAACAGACTAGATGATACCCATTCGTATATGTCTATACTAGCTGTTTCATACAATGTATTCCAAGTAGAATTCTTATATACACTATCACCGTTATAACTGTCTAAAAACTTAGCTTTAGACATGTTCCACCATAGAGTACCAACATTAGAAGATGTCCAGGCTTGTCCGTTATCAACATTTAACGTTTCGGTTCCTACTGTATAAATTGCAGGATCATAATATGTTTTGTACTTAATTTCTTGATCTGCAATACCTGCAATTTTTCCTTGTATAGGATCAATAATATCTAAGTAAGAAACTAACTGTTGTGTCTTTTTATTATACAAAAATATTTGTTTAATTTTGTTAATGTCAATTTTATCAGCTTCTGTACGTAATGCAGACCATGAATATGTATTTGGTGATTTGGTATAAGAATATAATTTACCTGAGGTATATGTAGCATCTACTGCATTTATAGCGCTGGCGATAATAATATTATTAGCGGCAACTAAATGTAAACCATAGTCATCTCCGTCGACATTTTCAGTTTTTAAATTTTCTGCAAAAACCCATTTGGTTGAGTATCTGTCATAAACATCAATTCTTCCAGAATCAGTTACGATTGAACCATCATCTTTTATGCTGTCTCCGTTGGCGCTAGAAATTACAAGTGTTTCGTCATTGTTCATAAACGATACTTGAGTTCCGTATCCTTCAGATCCTTCTGGTAATCTGCTAGTAATTGTTTGATACAGTATGTATTCTGCGCCGGATAGTTTATAAATTTTTACATTACCTTGATTGGTATTAGTGGTTCTATTACCTATAGCAATGTAAGTGCCGTCTTTAGAAACAGATAAACTATAATCTGCACTAGTGACTCCGGGATTAATTGTATCAATAACTAGACCGTTACTCCCTAAGACCGTAACACTGTTAGTACCATATGAGGTGACTGCTATAGTAGAGCCGTCATTTGATGCTTTAATTGTCTTGCCAAAATACGTGCCAGCGACTGATGAAGTTACTAGATTTCCTGTGTTCCATTGTAAGATATCATCTACAATAGTATAATCATATTGGTATAGTTTTGCAGAAAAGTCTGCAGACTGTGTTGAGATAAAAAGTTTATTATCATCTGCAAATTCAACAGTTGATCCAAATTTTTCATTATCTGTTGCACTAGAAGATAATATAACCCTGTATAAATCATATTGATTTGATGATTTACGATTGTATAAACATACCATCCCTTGGTTAGTTAGGTTACTAGTTTTACCTATATACTGTAATGAATTATTACCATACATCTTATAGGCTGTTGAGTTATATCCTGTACTAGTTGTATGTTCCGGAACTATTGAAGAGAAAGCACTGTTTAACAATACTGTCACTTTTCCAGTTGCTTCTATCATTTCATATGGATCGCCTGGATTATTAGGAATACCCCAAGTATTGCCTGCTACTCCAGTTATATCAACTGTCGGCGATGTTACTAAAGTTTCACTTACTGTAAATACTGTATTGTTTTTAATAGACTTTACATAATAGTTTTGAGCAGTAGATAGTCCTCCAAATACAGAACCAATGAATCTAACTTTCATTCCTACAACCATACCTTTGGTTGTATCAACAGTTATATACCCCCTATCAACCCCGTCAATTTGAGGAGATGTAGCTGTAGCATTAGTGGTTAAATTTCCAACTGTGGCAGTTAATGTGCTAGAAGGTATAGAATACTCTACCCATTCAGCTAAAATAAAATCACCTTGTGTAGAAGATGTAGTTGTACATTTATACAGTATATGGTCGTACATAACGATATCATTAAGTACATAGGTAATATTTGTTTGATAAAATCCTTGATAAGAAGAATTAAATTTTGCAGTAGATAGTGCCAAGGCAGTACCTACACTTGCTTCTACATTACTAGCATAGATATTAGCAGTTTTGCTAATAGTAATTCTATAACCGTCTATATCAATTGATTTAACATAATATGGCCCTACATTTGATACAATATTTCCAAAAGCATTACCATCAAACACAACTGGCATTCCGACTTTCATACCTGCAGTATTTGTCAATGTTATTTTTGCAGAAGCACTATCTGTAGAAACAACTGTGGCCACAACATGAGGCACTGTTTTATAATAGTGTACAGTATAATCATCTACTTGTTTTGATCTTACATAACGATTATCGTCTGCCGATCTTCCAATTTGCCATAAGATAGATGATTTTATAATGTCAGGCGATGCTTTGTATTCTCCTACTAAAGATAATACATTAGATGACAAAGGAGAACCAACTGCTAGCCAGTTTTTATCTTTAGATATAGCTACAGTTTTTCCAAATGATCCAGCAGAAGTGTCATGCCAGAATGCAATATCTGCATCAGTAAAATTAAATGTAAGATTAAGTGTCTGACTTCTTGACCAAGGAGCACTATATCCAAAACGATCATAAATTATCACACTGTCTTTATTTGTCGACACTACAAGAGTAGATGCTAAAGAATCAATTGCTAATTCATTTCCAAATTTTAGATCTGATGAAGGGTACTTGTTAGGAATATTGGTGTAAGAATAGACTGTGTTATATTCATAGACAGACCATTTATTTTTTCCGTTGTTGTTTACCCATAGCAACTCTTTGTCTTTGATTTTTTTAGGAAGTTCTAAATCTATGTCATCAATATTTTCAATTTTTTGACTGTCAAAATAATACAAAGAAATATCTTCATAAGTTATAGACTGTGGAAAATTGTCGATAGTTGCAGTGACTGTAATAAGAGTTCCGTCAATATTATCAATCTTATAGAATCCTTGAACCTTGTCAATGCCAGTGAGTCCTAAGTAGTCGCCTACTTCTAAATAATTCACAGTGTCAACTGTTATTGAAAGTGTTGTTTCTTCATATTCCAATAAACTTACACTGCTTCCAGTGTCAGTGATCCTATAAATGTTCCAGTAGGTTGGTGGTAACTCAAAAGTAGTCCATACATAATCGCCCACAGTAAACTTAGTAATATCATAAGATAACAGATCTGCCAGTGTATCTACATTAGCAGCTACTTCGTCTGCTCTGACATATCCAGGTGTTCTTAAATAAGGACTAAAATTATTATTAACAGGCCAAGGATTTGAATTGTATGCTAAAGGTTTTAAGTAGATATCATTAGGTGTTTGTCTAATAACAAAATCTACTAAACCAGGATCTACAGTATTAACTAGTTCAATAGCCTGAGGATTATTTTTAAACAGACTTTCGTCTAGTTCAAATTCTATTTCTTCAAATGCATTAATCGAACCGTATTGGCCTACTCTGATTGCCCACTCTTCAAAAAAGGTTAGACTTTCTCGATCGTCAGCACTTAACACATCAAACAGTTTATTCAAAACATTTTGAGTGCCTTTTTCTATAATCATACCTTGATAAAATTTATACTCGCTAATATCATCTTTTATAATATTTTCAAGATATTGTCTCTTTTGATAACCAATTAAATGTTGAGCAATTTTTTGTTGCCCTAGGTCAAAGTTGTCACTGTCTAGGCTATAAAAATCAGTAAACTGTTCAGCTTTATACGACCAGTTAGGTAATAATCTTGAAGTTGGTTTATTAGGTAACTTAATCCATTCATTGCTAATAAACTCTGATGTTCCAACTAATTTACCGGCTGCACTATAATAAAATTCTTTGTACTTTACAGTGTCTCCTAGATTATAATCTATCCATGGTTCCCAATCTTTTATTACCGCTTGATCATATATAAAACCGGGAACATTAAATCCGCCGTTCCAACCTGTTGATACATAACCCAAGACTTTTATTTTTTCTTGCCTATAACCTGTAGTTGGATCATATAAAGTATCATTGAATAGAGTTTTATTATCTAATAATAAAATATGTTCTTTTTGTACAAAATAAAATACTGCTCCGTATATTCCATCAGAAGTTGTAGAATATGAAAATTCATTGTCTTCTCTATAAGAATTTATTAAGTCTTCATCTATTTTAGTGCCGTCAACTTTAAAAAATTCGTATACATTAAATTGATCTTTTATATCGTCAACAACTGATAATTCAGAAGAGATAGTTATAACATTAGCAGACGGACTAACTGCCAACACACTCGCACCTACGGTTGATAAACCGTCTAATTTCGTCCAATCATTTTCTACAAATATATCTCCAGGCTCTACAAATACATCGGCCTTGTAATAATCTCCATTAAACTTTACAATTTCTCCCACTTGGTAACTATCACTCGGTAACCAATCTTTCCATTTGTCTTCGCCAGTTGACCAATTTTGTGTAGTCCAGAACAAAAATTCTTTTGCACTGGTTACCCAATTAGTAACTTCACCTAAATTATTATTAAAATCGTCAAAAACAAATCCTTGATCTTTTAGATATTCTCCATAGCCTACTAAAAAGTCTACTACTTCTTGAATTGTTTTAAATTTTGTTCCATAGGCTACAGTAATAGGCTCAGTTCTATCCCATGCAGTTCTAATAAAGGCATCCCTACCACCATTAATCGGTAAACCGTTTAATGTCATGTAATAAGATAAATCAAAGGTATTGCTAGAGGTATGAGTCGCTTTAACTTTATAATACCTAGTACCATACTTGACTGTTTTACCACTAGGATATAATTGATTTGGTGACCATTCAACAAACGATTCACTTATACCTCCTACATTTATACTATAGCCAGGAGCTGTCCATCCATAATAATAAAAATAAGGACTAGATTTACTATAGCCTTTTACTTCATATCCTGTAGACAATCGTGTTACTATAACACCACTATAAACTAATTTTTTAATAGGACTAGAAGAATTTAAAATTACTGAATAATTTTCTTGAGGTACATAAATTCCTCCAATTGCTGTGGGACTCTTAGAATCTAATAATAAATTAAATCTTTCTTTTTCTGTGAATCCGCTTACACGATATGATAACTGCATTGAGCTATAAAATAGATCATACTTGTATTCGTTAAGAGATTTTTGATTATCGTGTTGAATATAGTCAACAACATAATTCACAAGTCCTGCAGTCTGCACTCGCTGAGTATCAGTATAAATGCTAGGTGTTACAATATCTTTCAAACGAAGTCTTAATTTTGTTTCTTTATAAACAATTTGATCGGATGCATCGCGATAAATTCTAGAACGATCAAATAATAAGCCTATTGTTCTAGCAGGATACATCAATATTAGTGTAGAAATTACACTAAAAGGATAGTATGCACTTCTACGCCATGCACTTTCAACAGGACTAACATCACCAAAAATAAAATCTTGGCCTGTTATTTCAGTTATAACTCCACTGGTTAAAGTATTTTCTGCAGGGCTAACAATTTTACCATCTTGATCAACAGGTAAATGGTCCATCAGATAAGGTTTAACATATTTAGGATTTCTATAAATTGGTTGACCTGGAACTTTAATAATACCTTCAGAAATATCTTGCCACATAACTTTATTGTCTGAAGTATAGGGTGCTGCACCATATTGATCAATCCACCAATATGGCATTACACTAAATCCTAACATTTCCCAAGGACAGATGTTAGGACGGTCTGTATCGTACATCCAGCGATAAATGCCTCTCCAGTATCCAGGCAAAGGTCTGCCATCAGGAGCGGGTAGTCCTCTATAATTAAAAGTCAGACTATTATATTGATCATAAGATAAAGGTTTTGTAAAATCCCTATTAATCAAACTAGTCCATTGATAAAAAGAAGGGGCTAGTATTTTATTAAATTCGTCTAAAGAATAGTCGTTATTTTGACTGTAACGAGGTATAAGTTCATTAACATCAAAAATATCAGGATTGTAAGACACTTTAATGTTATTAAAAATTCTTTTTTCTAATTCTAAAAGAAGGTCATCTCTATAATCTTCATATGCTAGAACTACACTGCCGTCGTGGCCTTGAATAACATATCTAGGTGTTAGGAAACTGTTATCAAGATATTTCTTAGGTTCAAATTTTGGCCACATTCCTAATTTTGTTGGTGTTGCTGGCACAAAACTACCATCAGTACTTTCATATTCTACTATGGTGATGATGTCATCGTTAGATACTTCTGCACGGTCGGTTAACACAATAAACCCGTCAGGATTAAATGTATAATCAATTTCATGTAAAATTTGATTATTATTAATATAAACTAAAACTGCTTTTGAAGACAGTTCATTTAAATTAAAAGAATTTGTTAACGGATAAGTTTTTGTTCTATAATCAACTACAGTTATTTTTGTGGTTGTTGCTGAGCCGTTAGGAATCATATCACTAAAATAATATGATGATGTTTTAGGTTTATTTTTATTAATTTCATTTAGAATTAAATCAACAAATTCTACTGTGTCTGCATCAATTCCTAAATTTTCTGCTAAATTTATAAATGTTCTTTTAAATGAACCATAATCATCTCTTGCTTGTTCTAGAGCTTTGATAATGTTATTTGATTTATTTGTAAGATGGTACAAGGCTAAAGGTAATGCACCTTCATGCTGTACAAATCTTGTGCCGTAAGGACTGACATTTCCTAGATCTCTTAGATTGCTAGCACCAAGATACTCTCCGTCAAATGTATCTAAATTATCTATAATTGAATCTACATGATCGATTACTTCTCCTAATGTAAATTCAAGAGGATTTTCATTCATTGGATTATTTTGAAGATTAACTGGTAATTCATAATATCCATTTGAATTTTTAGCTTGTGCTGCAAAAGTTTTTAATGTTATAACATCAGTTGTTTGATAATTAATACCTGCAGCATTTATGCTGTCTATTTTAAAATAAACATATTTGAATCTAATACCATCTTTTATTTCCCAATATTTTTGATCTAATCTCTTGCCGTTAATATAAACACGAACTTCAAGGTCAACAAGATCATTAATATTATCGTAGACGTCAATATCAAAATTATTTGTTTTTTCAGGATCCCTATAAATTCTTACAATAGGTTGATAGCGAGTAACGCTACTACGTTCCCAGCCCGACACATAAGAAATGTCAGTTAGACTGTCAAATTTAACTAATTTTCCAACAGAGATCGACTGTGTTTTAACATCAATTACTCGTTTATAGACAAACGTGTCACTTAATAAATTAAAATTAAAAACAATATCACCAATATTATTAATATTCTTATATGATAAAGGAAATCCTAATTTGCTATCGTTAGTACCCTTACCAATTTTGTATGAAAACAGTTTTGTTCCGGTGAAACTTGTACCATCATAGATTGTAATATCGCCATAGCTATAACCATTTTCGTCAACTACATCAAATAAAGGAGGTTGATTAACACTTGTTTTTTGTTGTCCTTTGACCCAAGTAGAACCATTATAATAATAGGTCATTCCTTGATTTTGAACCCCGTACTTAATTAATACGGATTGGTTTTCTATTGGAGTAGAGTCTTCTACTAGATGTATCTGGCGTTGTAATGATTCACCAGGAGGTGTTACTCTAATAAATTCTACTCTATAAATTTTGTTTTTTACAAGAATATCAGTATCTGCTAAAAATAATACTCGTTGGCCTTGAGCTAGATTAATGCCATCGACTACATATCCAGGTTGTCCTTCAACATTCGAAAATACATCTGTCGTGAAAGTATCTATAAGATCAACATCAACTGTAGCTTCTAATCCAAAATTATATAATTTTATTCCTGCTTCAAATTCAATAATTGGACGAACAGCACGAGCATCTTGATCTAAACTTGCTATTTGTCCGTTGACGGCATAGCTTGTTTCTATAACATTTTTATGATACCATCTGTTATTTCTTGCCCATGGATTTCTATCTTTGCTTCCTCTATTGACCACAATATAATCTTTAGATGTACTAAAGGTTGTTGCAATATCAAAAGACTGTTGATCAAAAGGCGAATCATCAAACGGTACTTCAAAACTATCTGTAGTGGTACTAATAAGTTCTAGATCATTTTCTAAAATTAGTTGTATTTTCTTTCCAACACCTTCAACATAATAGAGTCCAGTCTTATACTGTTCAGGAGTAACGTTACCTTTGAATCGTAACTTCATTCCGTTGCTTAATTTTGTTCCATCAGCTAATTTAAAAGTTTTTTTGCCTACAATTTCATTTTCAACATCAATGGCAGTGTTTTCTTTAATGTCGTATATTTTAAAAATTCCTCCTAAATTAGGATCATTTTCACTGACATAATAAAGAACATTAGGAGCTTTTTCAGGAACTTTAAAAGTTAGAGTCCCAGATTCAACTGCATAAACAGTGTCATTACCCCAGTTATATCTATTATCTACTCCAGCAGAACGTTCTGTTTTAATACTAAAAGGTTCTCCAGGACTGTTTATTTCAAAATGGTAAGTCTGACCTCTGTAGAGTTTTACTGCTGGATTCCTATTCAATCCATTTGGTGTGAGTATGTATTCTTTATATCCACCTGCATCGTCGATGTTTACAGTATATGTACTTTCAATTTTTTGTTGAAGCCCGTAGACATTAATAACTGGAGGACCGTATGGTAGCCAATAGTATTGTTGAAAGTTGACAAACTTATCCCAATCAATATGTGGATTCCACGAATACAATTCTTGTCTATTAAGACGCTCATGATTAGATACATCGGCTCCAAATACGCTTAGTTGATTTATATAATCGATGTAATCTTTATAAAAATTTACATTGTCAAGTGTGTCTTTTGAAACCATGCTAGGTTCTAATTGATAATTTTGACGTTGTATATTAGCAGCTTCAATAAAAATATCATTAGTAGTAGACGACTTGGCATTTCGTCTGCCAATAAATCCTGTTAATTTTTTAACGGCGCCAGGCTGTGTGAGCTGGTCAATGGTTGCTTGGATGAATTTTTTGTTAGAATCAGTTCTATAATATCTAGGTAATAGTTCAGAATTTTTTCTTTTTCTGTTTCCTGAGATTGGAACTGGGTTTTCTGATTGATTGTTACTCATTTATTCTCCGCTTATGCGCTAGTGATATTTTGTTGTAGTAATGCTGTAGGATCAATTACAATGCCTCCAGATGCCTTTATAGTGCTAGATGTAATATTTGTAATAATTTCAATGTCATCTACCGAAGCACCATTTATAAACAACTGATCAGACTCAGATGATATTTCAAATAAACTACCAAATGTTAAGTTGCTTGACTTTGGTACAATAATAAAATTAGTAATTAATGGTGCTAGTCTGTTCATGACATACGTCGACATTTCTGAAAAATAGAATTTGTCTCCAAAGTCCCAATTTTCTAAGGCAAAAAATTCATTAATCGCAGCTAACACGTTAGCCTTAATTTCATTATCGCTTGATACTTGTGCTGAATTTTTAACAACTTTGAATACAGCCTGTAGATCTTGAGATGCAGATGGTCCAAACAAAACTTTATATCTTACAGGATGGTAGATAATTTCATCGCTAATAGATTTAATTAAATTAAGTTTTGGTGCGAGTGTTTGATATAAACTATCTGAGCTAGGAGGTAAAGGTTCATAGTCTCTACTACCTGCTATCCATTGTCTAAATTGTATGTCATAAGTTTTACTTAAAACAAATATATCTATAATATTGCTTAATCCAGGATCAATCCTTGATTCATAATCTGCACTATGTACATATTGAAATTTAATTTTATCTCTACCTAAAAAGGCTTTATAATCTAAAGATACTATAAACGTTCCTGTTGTAAGACTATATTTCTTAACAACATCTGTATCAATAAAATAAAAATATTGTCCATCAGTTTTTTCAATATTGAAAGCGTTGGGTTCAGATCTTAAAACAGTTACAATACTTCCGCTATTATCTACATATCTATAATCTTCTTGACCTTGTTCTATTGTATATTTTTCTTGGATAATATATTTTGATTTTAAAATTTCAGCATCAGTAACTGTAATTGCAGGAGGTGCTACTAATGTTAAAAACAAATCTGGACGATCAACAATACCGTCATCGTTTGAGTCAGCAAAAACTATTTCAATTTTTTTAGTATCTTTATATCCATCAAGCCCTTTATAGTCGTCGTTGATTTCCCATGTTACGTCTAAACTTAACGGATTAGTATCAGCTGGCTTAGTATTAATATTTAAAACATTAATTTTATCTTTAACTATTAAATTTGAAGTGCCGTCATAGACTTTATCAGTGCTATCAAAATAGAAACGAATTTTATTTTCACTTTCAAATATATAACGCATTAATCTACTGGTAACTGTGTATTTTTCAGTGTCAGTAGTAAACAGTAATAACCAACTAGAATCTAAATTTTGATTAGTATTATCACCTTGTTTACCAAGGCTGAATTCTGACTTAGAATCTAAATTAGTTTCAAAAATAATTTCCCATGATGCTGTATCTATTGCATATCTTAAACCAAATGGTTTATTAGCAAAAATTAAATCTACCATTGTAAGAATTACATTAGAATCAATTACGGTTCTCCACTTTGGTATTACTTGACTTACACGAGCTGCAAGACCGTTTAACGGATCTCCGGGTACAACTTGATTTAAAACAACAGGTCCAAGTCCTGTTGAGGCTACAACTCCAGTATTATTTGCAGTTCCGTCACCTGTAATTGAAACTACAGATGCCCATATTGAAGTAGAACCGTTTAATGGTATCCCAGTGTTAGGTATAATGTCTAACTCATTATTATTTTTAGTTTGAAAATACTTTCCTGTTGGAGCAACAAATTTTATAAGAGTACCAACTTGAATATACTTTAGATTACTAGTTGTATAAGATCCCAGTTTATACTTTGACTGATCATCTGCAGACTCAAAATATCCTGTAGAATCATTTGTTTCTTTTGTAACTCTATGCCATAAGATGTTTAAATTGTCATACGGCAATACTGAATATTTCTCATAGTAGAAATTTCTTAAATTTTTATTTTTTAAAGATTCTATAATTTGATTATAGACGATGCCTTCAATATCTGTTCTTGACAAATAGCTAAAACTAAAAGATTCTGTATAATTCTGTTTGTAAATTACACCATCATCTGCAAATAAATTTGTAGAACTATACTTTCCAGTAGGATCTTTTAAATCAAAATATCTACTAATACCACTGCTAGTTCTATTCACAGCTTTAATTTTAACAACATCTTGATTAACACTTAGTGGACTTATATTATAGTCTTCACCTGTAATCATTCTATTTTGAGTATAATATGTAGCAGGCGCATTAGCCTTAATATTGTCATTACTTTCTGTTGCTGTAGAATTATTAACAGTAGTTTGAAGATTTAAAGTAATTGTAAGTGTTTCACGTTGTCCTACATTAGACACATAAGGAATATCTACACTGATACCTTTCATGTCCTTAGGATTAATTGTGTAAGTTAATCCGTTACTAGTTCTATAATAGGTCCTAAAAGAACCTAAAGGTAAATTTCCAAACGTTCCGTCACTGAACACTAGACTTACACGGTCACCTACTCTACTAACTACTCCATAAATATTTTTTATGTTTTTCTTTAGACTGTTATAGATAACATTGTTACCTTCGAAACTTGGTACTTTAGCCCATTCTTCTGCTTCAAGACCATTTTTATCTAAACGATGTAACCAAACATCTGTATCATTAATATTAATACCATCAATATCAATTGACTCGTTATTATTAGGCTGAGTAATACTAAAAGTACCTTGATTTAATGTTCCTTGACGGAAATGTAAAAAGAATCCCGAGTTAGGACTCGCTGCGCCTCGGCCATCATCTCTATACAAAAATGCTAGGTGATTTCCTACTCGCGGTGTTTCTTCATAGATATAATCTTCTCCAGAAAACACTGTAGATACTAACTCAAAGCTCATAGTCCTACCGTCAATTGCTTTGTTAAAAGCGTATACAGGTACATCAGTATTAACACCTTGAATACGATATTGCTCTGTCGGTATGCCATAAATTGTATCTTTCGCTTCTGGGCTCCCGTATTGATTAGATTGCGGTAGTGACGCATTGACAATTTTAATAAACTGATCGTACCAATTACTGTTAGCAGGATCATTCCATACTACAAGTTGCCCTGCGATATTACGGCCGTTGCTATCTATAATTGCTTGAGTAGTTCTTACGCTGGCAAACTTTAATAGACCGTTTGCAGGTTGGTTGCGCTTGGCATTATAACTGAGTAGGCGTGCTAGTCTTAGAACACTTTCTCGACGTTCTGCAAGCTCTAAGAAGTTTTCACGAGCATTTAAGTCAACACGGAAAGCTATGCTTTGGCCCAAGAACGCAATAAGGTCAATAAGGGCAAGGTATTCGCTTGATTCAATGTAGTCGTTGTAGTCTTCTGGGTAATTTTGACGAATGTAGGAGATCATTGTCCTACGTAGATTCTCAAAGTCGTAACTTTGGAAGTCAGCATTGCGGAAAGATTGGTATACTTTTTTCCAATCTTCTGCTACTAATAATCTATTTTGTCTATCTGTTGATGACATACTTTTTCCTGTTTTTAATATTTATCGGTTATCATTAACTACGTATTTTACTCTGCTAACAATCCGTTGCTTTGATCAAAAGAGAGCCTCATACTTTGACTAATATTATAGGGCAAGTATGTTAGTACACATTCAATTTGTATGCCGCTTTCGTAAGCAGTAACTATGACTTGATCAGCTTTTATTCTAGGGTCGTAATTAATAATATCAGTGACGTTCTTTGTTATAACTTGTTTTAAATCTTCAGTTAAAGGTTCAAATAGTGCGTCCCATATAACTGTGCCAAATGTAGGATTCATTAGTCTTTCGCCTTGGCGAACATGGAAATGATTTAGTAAATCTTGTTTGATCAACTCAAGATCGAACAAAGAAAAATTTTCGCTAGCAGAACTGATTGTACTAAACCCCTTGTATGTTTGAGTCCCTGGTAATTCAGTCTCTTGGTAAGGTGGAATTAACACAATTTTTTCATATAAGTTAGCGTTTGTAGTCATAATTTAATCCTTATCTAGTAGTTGGCGGTTTAATTTTTTCAAAAGTATCAGTGGTTGTAGTGTACTTTTTCCATGCTGTGGGAGTTTCAATCACTGAAGTATTTTCTCTGCTAGTTTTCTCTGCTGTAAATTTTGCAGGATCTAGATTTTCATGATGCGGCCAAGGTTCATGTGTTGGTATACGTTTCATTATGCTGGTATAAGTTTGAGCATCTTTTTCATCTGGTAATTTAAAAGTGGTCATTTCTGTCAAAGAAGCTGCTGTAGCGGCCGACGGACCATTCATATGAATCTGACTAGCCGATTCAATGTGTTGTTCTCCACTCTTAATATTAGTATTTGCACTGGCTGTAAATTTATTTGCGCCAGTAGTATTAAGATCAAACCCTGCTTTACACGTAATTTTTCCGTTGGCTCCTACATAAATCTCTGTGTTAGCCACAGATTCCATGCGAGTTTTACCTCCAGACTTAATGTTAATATTACGCACTGCTTCTAAGTTTATGTCTCTATCAGCTCTAAAATTAATATCTTGTTTAGTATGCACACTTATGCTGTCCTCAGCATAGATATCAATCTTACCATTACTAGATAATTCTATCCAACTAGTTCCGCTAGCATTGCCGATATAAATCAAATCTTCACTGTTGTGTAAAAGAATTTGATGTCCTGTACGAGTACGAATTCTTACAAGTTCGTTGTGTGGAATGTCAGGTTGTCCTGTAGTTTCTTTGTTAGCAATACTAGCATATTCTGGAGGGCCTTCTTTAGCTGATTTTTTACGAAGGAATTTGTCATCTCCGTCGTCCATAACAAATGTAGTTCCCCCAAGCCTACTAATAAAAGCATTGACTTGCTTGTTAAGTTTTCCAACTTTACCTTTAGGTGCACCAGACCGTTTATCTATTGGTCCTGGAGTGCTTATGCCAAATACAGAACTTGGTGTTTCTCTACGAGCACTACTAGTAGTAATACCTCTTATGTCATCATTGATTAATCCTTGAGTATTCAATTTTTCTGCAAGAGGATGTTGAGGTTTTTTAATTTTTGTTGTGTCTAATTCAGCAGTTCCTGCAAGTTTTTTATTGTATTCTGCTACAGGTGATCTAGTATAAGTACCTTCAACATTATATTTTGTAGCAGCAACACCCGGAACCATAAAGTTTTGGTCGTTGTCTGATATGCAGCCGATCCAGAATCCACGTTTAGGATCGCCATCAATGAAAATTACAACTACTGTAGAGCCAACGTCAGGTGGTATAAACCACATACCGTAACTTTTTTGTGTGCCATTATAATCATTATTATTACTTGTGTAGTCTACGCTGGTTTGACCAGCAAAAGGACTCATATACTTTACTTGAAATAAGTTACCTTCTGCTCCGCTTTCATTACCAACAGGTCTCAATAGTTCCACTTGCAACCCGCCCATATAATTTGGATCAAGATGGCTGACAACTTTAGCTAAAAATGGTCCAGGTTGTGGTGTAGGTTGTTGCGTTGATCTAATTTCTTGTGCCATTATGCGCCGCCTCTTGTTCCTCGGTCGCCGCCAGGAACGCCTTGGTATGATCTATTAGTGCTGTTGTCAACAGTAGTTGTGCCCGTTTCTGAACCTGCTGCATTTATATTTGCTCTTAGACTTGCAGCATTAGTTGAAGGTCCAGGTGTTGGCGAATCTGTTGTTTCAGGATCTGCTTGGATTTCAGCGCCTGGAAATTTAGTAGCATAATCAGCTTTATTTTTCTCGTAGGCTTCTTGCATGCCTCTTCTGTTTAAATGTAGTGTTTGAATAAATTGTCCCTTACTGAACGAATGACTTATAGTGTTGATTTTAAATAAACCAGAATAATTAATAAGTGTTTTTGAATCTGCAAAATCATACATACCTGTGCTTTGATTTATGTCAATAGGAGTTCTAAAATTAACAACAATATCAACTTCACTGGTTTGATAATCAATAGATCCGGTGTCATTTAAATTAATGAATCCTGTGTTAGATGGAGAACTATAATTTCCTAATCCACTATCTCCAATATAATACGGATCTCCTATAATTTTAAGATCTACAGTGAGCATGTCAGCACCTTCTGTAACTGCTTCATAGAACTGTCTAGCAACCCTAGTTTCAATAGTTTCAGCACCGCCTCCACCTTGTCTATCAGTACTAGTTCCTGTGCTTACAGGCAGAACTTTTAGACCAGTACTGCCTACTATCGGATTTTTCTGTCCTTCAAGTGGCGGACTTTCTACATTTTCTCCATCTACAGTACTATTGTTTGCTTGTTCTTTTACGTCTTGACTTTGATTGTTATTAGTAGCAGTAAATTTTGAATAAAATCCGCTTTTGATTTCTATATTAAAGTCTAGTATGTCTAAATTTTTTCCTGTATAGATGTAATTGTACTCTTTAATGGCTTGTCTTTTAAGGTTATCGAATCCAGGCGCAGGTGTATTTGGAGGCATAAACTTGCCAGAATGTACTCTATAAGGTACAACTCTGTAGACTACAAGTCTTGGCTTAGTGCCAGTCTTGGTATAATTTTCTTCGCTGGGTATTTGATAAAATTCAGTATCGATACGCCACCAAGGAATCATTCCATTATCATCAATTTGTTCTTTTTTAAGTGCTTGTCTTGCATAGTCACTTTGTAGAATAACTTGATTGATTGCATTAATAATATCACCGCTCTGCTTAAACTGAAGATTTCCAGTATTAATATCTATAGGCTGAGCTATCCAAGTATCTGTTTCTTCGTCGTATACTTGCTCTTCTTTAGGATACGGTGCGTCTCCTTTTTTAACAATACTATAGCCCATACTACTGGCACCAATAGCATTACAGTTATTAGGATCTTGAACAAGATTAGTTACTGTACCAATATTTGTTTCTACAACACCTAATTTTTGAAACAGTGTATTGTTATTTGCAGTGTTACTAGGATTGGCTGTAGCAGTAGCGGTATTTTCTTTCTGATTAGGTCCAGAATTAGATGTAGAAGACGAGCTGGCAATTTCCATAGGAAATAAAATTACAATTTGATCTGCTACATTGATTGTACCATCTTTAACTTGAAGTTGTTGAAAATCGTTGAGAACTTTCTGTAGACTATTTTCGCCAGTTTGTAAAACTTCTTGAACTGTTTTTCCGCTTATGCTAACATCTGATTTTAATTTAGTGTATCTATCAGAATGAGCACCATCATTCCAAGCTATAGCTTCAATTTTATATGTAGATCCTTTGCCCGTGACATGCATGTCTATGGTTTGAAATTTAAAAGGAATAAATTTTTTAAATTGAGGAAGATCAATTACTTCGTTTTGTTCTGTAAACCCTTTAAATTCTATTGTTAATAAGAAAGGTGCTTCATTATATCCATTATGACCAGAACGTTCACAAGCAACTGCAATGGATTGAATAAACATTCCCATTGAATAAGGCTCTGTTACTTCAAATGACATAGTAGTAGCACTGGTATTTTGAGTAGTCTTGTCCCACCCATAGATACTATCCATGTTAAAATTATCTATAAAAAAGTCAAACTGTCCATACTCTGTTTGTATTCTATTATATGGATCTCCATTGGCACTCTTACAAATGATTGTTTTAGGTCCAGTGGCTCTATAGGTTGAATCAGGAAAATTTATTTCTTCGTCACTAAGAGTTGACAGCGTAAAAATATAAGTGTAACTAGCAAAAACATTAAGCACATTAGGATACGGAGGAAGAGCATCTACTGAAGTAGTGGCAGCTCTCATAGAAGGTGCTTTTAATAACTTACTAATATCAACATTGAAAGCTCCAAGAGGATCTTTTATAAAATTAGAAACTTGTCCTGGCAATTTATTAGCAGCAACTTGAAGTTGCGCTGTAGATTGAGGAAAATTAGCTGCTAGGTCTTTAGCTAGTCCAGCGCTATTAAGTTTATTAGTAGCTTTAGTGACTAGATTAGTGGCTGTCTCTTTTAGATCAAATGGCATATATTATAATCCTAAAATTGTTTTCAAACTATTACCTTTAGGAATATAAATTTGTGTGCCAGGGATAAAATCAAATACTGGATCTTGGAGGACATCTAAATTTCGTTGGATGAAAACCCACCAAAGAGCAGAATCACCATATAGATCATATGCTAACAGGTCTGGACGATAGGTGTACTGGGCTTCTATGGTGTATAAAAAATCGTCAGGCTCTGCGGAAACTGTTCGTATAGATAAAATATCTAAATAATCATCTTTAACTTTGGTGTTAAACCAAGGACTTTTTGCTGTGTATTTGGCCATTATACGTATCCCGATCCCGAACTTGTCATGTAATCTCCATTGACAAATTTTTGTAGGCTAAATGTTCTAACACTTTCTCTACTATAGATAGGCTGTAGGCTAATAGTAAAACTACTTTTAGTTGGTACATGACTACCGCCTTGAGCGCCGCCATTAGAAGAAAGTGCAGCATTTAAAAAGCTAGATCCTGCTCCAATAGCTGCACTTAAATTCTGTGCCCCTGGTATATTGCTTATTAGATTACTAAGCTGTCCGCCGGCACCAGATGCACTTGATATTGTAGAAATATAATCAGACCCGGCATCTAATGAAACTTGAAAATTAGTAACAACTACCGGAACATTTTTAAACACATATTCACCATAACCATTTAAAGACAGTATAGGAGGAGGATTGCCCGCTGGGCTAGATTCTCCGCTGAACATTTTTGTAACTGATCTTAAAAAATGTAATGCAGCTATCCAGTATTGTGCCTGTACAGCATCTTCAACATTCATAGGAGCTATTATTGATATTGCATCTGGTTGACTGCTTTGATATGTTTGAAATGGATAGTTATTATGTACTGGATCTAGTCCGGCATATCTAGCCGTTGATCCTAGAGTAATTTGAGGAGTATAAGGAAATACAAGGCCTCCTGCGGCTTTCAATGGTGCAAACACTGCACTAGAATCAAAAATTGTTCCGCCTGGTACACTTAGTCTAACACGCCAATCACTATTCGCATCGGATCCGCCAAACATAGCCGATGCTCCTGTAATTTTTCCTATAACGTTTCCGCCAGCAGGAAGATTAACACTTCGAATTTTGCTGATTAAATTGGCTGGATTAGCTAAATTACTAAGTGCAGAACTAAGTTGCATGCCTACATTAGAACTGGTGCCTAGTTGGCCAAAGGCCGCTTGTGCATTCGACCCATTAGATTGTGATCTTCCTATGATGGTGTTTATGCCCGCGCCTAAATCAAAATTTGCCATTTGAGTATCTCCTATACTCTATTTATTTGACAAAATTATCAGAGTAGTTTATAATTCTACATAAGGATCCCATAGAATGACTAAAGTCAATTACTTAAACAATAAAGATATATTAGAAGAAATACACCGCTCAAAAAATACGTATTCAAGCTATACAAAGCCAGAATACAGTCGCTACGATCTTATACTGCCCAGTGTAGATAAGATCAATATACGTACTATAGCGGAAGCAAAACGAGCAAGAGCCAAACGACTTGGACATCAAGAGTATGATCGAAGAAAATCTGCTGGCGAGAAAGTCAAACAAGCAGACTGCGAAGTTGACTATAAGAAGATTGCCAAAACAGACGTTGTGTTTAGAATTATGACCTTTGATCATATACCATTAAACAATGTTAGAAAGCGTAATCCAAAGACCGTAGCAGACGGGCGTGATAAAGTTAACTTTCCTCCATACCAACATTGGAAATTTAATGAAGAAGATGAGCTAGTTTGTGTGGGTAAAAGTCATTGGAAGGGCGATGTTGACACAGGATCTTTTAATAAAGACCACGGTCAGATAACAAATACTCTAGCACGTATGTTTATCAAACTCTGCGAACGCTATGCTACCCGAGGTAATGTTAGAGGCTACACCTATAATGATGAAATGCGGGGACAGGCTATTCTACAGTTAACACAGATCGGTCTACAATTTGATGAATCAAAGTCAGATAACCCGTTTGCCTACTACACTGCGGCAGTTACTAACAGTTTTGTAAGAATTATTAACATAGAAAAACGTAATCAAGGCATTAGAGACGACATATTAGAAATTAACGGTATGAATCCTAGCTACTCTAGAACTAACAGTGGAGAGTACGAAGCTGGTCTAAGTAGATTTAACGAAGGTACTGAATGAGTTTATTTAAAAAAATTGCCTGTTTTACAGACATACACTTTGGTCTTAAAAGTAATAGCCATACACACAATCAAGATTGTTTAGATTTTGTTGATTGGTACATAGCAAAAGCTAAAGATGAAGGTTGTGACACTGGAATTTTTATGGGCGATTGGCATCACAATCGAAATAGTCTTAATATCACTACTATGGACTATAGCCTTAGGGCTTTGGAAAAGCTAGGTAAGGCGTTTGATCAATTTTATTTTTTTCCTGGCAATCATGATTTATACTATAAAGACAAACGTGATATTCATTCAGTTGAGTTTGGCAAATATATTCCCGGTGTTACTGTTGTTCACGAACCTACAACGATGGGCGATGTTCTACTTTGTCCGTGGCTAGTAGGGGATGAATGGCGCAAAGTAGAAAAGTCAAAGGCAAGATATTGCTTTGGACACTTTGAATTGCCCTTGTTCTATATGAATGCCATGGTACAAATGCCAGATCACGGTGAAATACAGCTCAAACATTTTAAAAACTTTGAGCTAGGCTTTAGTGGGCACTTCCATAAACGCCAGCAAAGAGAAAATGTTATCTATATTGGTAATGCTTTTCCGCACAACTATGCAGATGCATGGGACGACGAACGTGGCATGATGATATTAGAGTGGGGCAAGCAGCCAGAATATCACACATGGGATGACCAGCCCAAGTTTAGAACTATTAAACTTAGCGAACTGATCGATGGTGCAGATAAAGTAATCAAATCTAAAATGCACTTTAGAGTAACCTTAGACATTGACATTAGCTACGAAGAAGCAAGTTTTATCAAAGAAACTTTTATGAAAGACTATGATATTCGTGAATTGACTCTAGTTCCTGCAAAGAAAGATGTCGAAGTTAACACTAATATTGACATACAAGCCTTTGAAAGCGTCGACGAAATTGTTAGTAAACAGATTATTAACATACAAAGTGAACAATTTAAAGCCAATACACTATTGGCAATTTACAATAGCCTATGATTCGCATTAAAGATTTAACCGTAAAGAACTTTATGAGTGTGGGTAACCAGACTCAAGCAGTGAACTTTTGTCGAGAACAGATGACTCTTGTACTAGGTGAGAACTTAGATCAGGGTGGAGACGACAGCGGAAGCCGCAACGGTACAGGTAAAACTACAATTATCAATGCTTTGAGCTTTGCACTCTTTGGTCAAGCGTTAACTAACATCAAAAAAGATAACTTGATCAATAAGATCAACGTTAAAAATATGTTGGTCACGCTGACATTTGAAAAAGACGGACAAGAATATCGTATTGAACGTGGCCGCAAGCCCAATGTTCTAAGATTTTTTGTCAACGATCAAGAACAGGCCAACGAAGAAACAGATGATGCACAGGGCGACATGCGAGAAACACAAAAGGATCTTGATGATATCCTAGGCATGAGCCACGACATGTTCAAACACGTTGTTGCATTAAACACCTATACAGAACCGTTTTTATCTATGAAGGCGGGAGAACAGCGTGAAATTATTGAACAGTTACTGGGCATTACTCTACTTTCAGAGAAGGCAGAAGCTCTTAAAGAACTTATTCGCATCACTAAAGACGATATAATTCAAGAAACTGCTCAGATAGAAGCTACAAAAAAAGCCAACGAAAAAATTGAAGAAGGTATTGCAGGATTAAAACGCAGACAAGACATGTGGTTGAAGAAACGCCAGGAAGATGTTGAGGCTCTAGCTCTACAGTGGTCTGAATTAAATCAATTAGATATTATTGCAGAACTACAAGCGCATAAAGACTTAACTGAGTATAATCAAAAGCGTAAAGCCATTGACGAACTTAACAAACTTATTGCTCGCTGTGTTGCAGACGAAGCAAAAGAAACTAAACAAATTGAAAAATTAAAGAAAGAGATTGCAGAATTAGAAAATCATAAATGCTATGCCTGCGGTCAAGACATGCATGATGCAAAGCACGAGCAAGTGCTAGCAGAAAAGCAAACAGCATTGCGAGAAGCAGCACTACAGGCGTTGGCCACTAACGGTCAGTGGATGGAGAATACAGATGCGCTTAATGCTCTAGGAGAACTAGGTGTTCAACCTACAGTGTTTTACAGTCGTGAAGAAGATGCTATCAATCATAGAAATACAATTCAAAATCTCGAACAACAGATAACTGCTAGAGAATCAGATCAAGATCCTTATCAAGAGCAAATTGATGAACTAAGTGAAACTGCTCTACAAGAAATTAGTTGGGATAAGGTAAATGATTTGAATGATCTTAAAGAGCATCAAGAATTTCTGTTAAAATTGCTGACCAGCAAAGACAGTTTTATCCGTAAAAAAATTATTGATCAGAATTTGGCCTACTTAAACAATAGGCTGACTTACTATCTTGACAAAATGGGACTACCGCACACTGTAACATTCCTAAATGATCTTACTGTAGAAATTACACAGCTTGGACAAGATTTAGACTTTGACAACTTGTCACGCGGTGAACGTAATCGTTTGATTCTAGGACTAAGCTGGAGTTTCCGTGATGTATGGGAAAGTCTATATCAAAATATTAATTTGTTGTTTATTGATGAGCTTATTGACAACGGTTTAGATGCCAGTGGCGTTGAAAGTGCATTGGCTGTACTAAAGAAAATGGCACGTGAACGCAACAAAAACATATATTTGATCAGTCACAAAGATGAATTAATTGGTAGAGTAAACAACGTTCTTAAAGTAATTAAAGAAAACGGGTTTACTAGTTATGATAACGACCTTGAAGTATTAGATGAGCAGCAAGCATGATGATATAATGAGTGCGTTTCGAACTTATTTCGAAGCAAACCAAAAGTGGGAAGTAGAAAGGACCAAACGGTCTTCTATACAACTACGGCAAAGTCTAAGTAGAATTAGAGAACTATGCTCAGATCAGCGTGTAATTGTACGTGAGTGGGCAAGGATTAAAGAGGCAGAACTAGCAGAAAAAGAAGCAAGAAGACAGGCTCAAAAGAGGCAGAAGACGGAAGGCAGCAATGATAACTAAGTGCCATGACATGGTACTTCCAAAATGAAATCGTTGAATCGCTGCCCGAAGATTGCGTTGGGTTTGTATATCTAATTACAAATCTTACCACAGGCAGAAAATATATAGGCAAAAAATTAGCCAAATTTAGTAAAACAACATATAAAACAGTAAAATTAAAAAACGGAAGTAAAAAGAAAAAGAAAATTCGAAGCAAAATTGACTCCGATTGGAGAGATTATTACGGTTCGAATATAGAATTAAGCAAAGACATAGAGACACTAGGCAAAGAAAATTTCAAACGAGAGATAATGTTTTACTGTAAAAGTAAAGCAGAATGTTCTTACATAGAGGCCAGAGAACAATTTACACACAAAGTTCTAGAATCAAAAGATTACTATAACGGACAGATCTCAGTCCGTGTACATGGCTCACATATATTAAAATCATAGGCTCATAAGCGGTATAAGCAAGCACAAGCTAAAGTCGTGTGCCCACGCCAACTCGATAATAAGAGGGACGGAAATCTCTAGCCGCCAGAGTACTCAACCACTACCCGAAAGGATGAGGATAGCAAAGCCCTTGCTGTTTGGTTGTTTTAGAATAATAGGCGAAATGAGGGAGAAAAACCCACGTTTACTGGCATGTTAGCGTATGCAAGTAGACCGCCGTCGTAATAAAGACTCTGCTCGTGGTACCGGACGACCGCCACTGTAATGCAGTAACGCTAGGTGACACATGTTCGACTCGGATAATGTACACTTCTTTGCCCGGCCTGGGCAAAGTGTGACTGAACGATCTGGATAATATATTAAGTGCTTCGCACAATTACTTCTAGAAAAAAGCATTGAGCGTAGCGAAATGCAAGTGAGCTCTAGCTCACTTTTAATAAATAGATTATTATTCAATGATCTTATGAAATTTAAAGAAATTATCTCAGAAGCTAATAGACAAGGAAGTGGTCTATTAGGTCCGATGGTTACAACTCCTTCTGGTATACAGATACCTATGTGGCCTAGTGCCAGTTTATCTGCTAGGTCAAGTCCTCCTCCTGCACCTAAGACAAAGACCGGTGGTGAAAAACTCACGCAGTACTCTAAGATACTTGGTAAAAAAGGTCTTAGAATATTGGGCAGCGATAGATATCGCCCTTATCTTACCAGTAAGAGCGACGCAATAAAAAATGGTGCAAGATTTCTAAGAATATGGCAATTTCTTGGCTTTGGGGAAATGCTGTTAGATTTCTTCAATACCAAGGCAACCTTAGAAATAATGAAAGGCCTTCCAAACAACGATCCCAGTTATATCACTGAAGAAGAATATGATACTAATGTTAGACAAGCTGGAGAAATACTAGCCTTACAAATACTAGCCAGTGAAGCATTTCCTAGACTATTACAGGCTATGAGCTTAGGTAAATGGATAGTAAGGATCATAGGGTTTTTTGGTACAGCAGCTAGTTGGGGCGCAACACTTGCACTTTTTGTAGCTTCTGAAGTGGCTATGATAGCGTTTCAAAGGTGGTTAATGAGCCCTGAGGGTAAAAAAGCTCTAAGTTATTTGGTAGTCTACTGTGTAGATCCCTTGCTTACTTGGATGTATCCTACAAGTTTAATCAACAAGATCAAAGAGCTAGTGGGCATGGAACAGGATAAAAAGCCAGACGAAACAAAGCCTGATGATGGCAACAAACCTTCTACAAATTCAAATCAAGCTGCACAACCCGACACCGGTGCAAGAACAGATACTACTATAAGAACACCAAATGTACCTTCTAGCTATCAAGGTAATCCTAACGATCTAATGACGAAGCCACCTAAAAAAGAGCCTTTGCCCTTTAGTTAAATCAAAGGCATTTGAGTTTTTTCTGTAATTTCAATATTCTCTTTGATAATTTTGCTTAGGATTTCACGATCTTCGTAGCTGTAGATGTAGAGTAGATCGTTAACAGTGACGCCACCTCGCATGTACCAACTGGTTCTAAACATACTTTCTTTAAGATCTTTAGCACTGTTGTCAATGCCCACTAGATAGGCTTCTATGTCAGAGTTTGGCATTTCGATTAAACGCCGACGAAAAAATTTGATTGATCCATTTGAATTGCAACACTGCTTTCATGGTCGCATGAGTCGCACTTGACCTGCATGTCGGGCACTCGCCAAGTTTGATTATTTTTGTCTATCTGCGCTTTGATAGCATCAAACATGCTTTTCTCACTGTTGACAATCCACTCCGTGATATACTCTCGCTCGTTTACCGCTCCAGTAGGTGCTTGCACACTGTCAATGCTGGCTATGTAAGATTCGTTTTGGATTACAGCCAACTTTTCATAGAGTTCAGCTATTATTTTATTTTTAGCATCTTCATCTTCTATGGTCAATGCTTGCCGTAGCTGCCTTTGCAGTTCAAAGTTTTTTAAGTTAAAGTCAGTCATAGACTTATAATCTAGAGGACGTATAAAGATTGTCAACTCCTCAACAGACACTCTATTATCATATTTGCAGTTACTGAAATGATCTACTAATGTCATTAGGTCAACGGTATAGTCATTTTCTGCTGCACAATTTGGACAGATATGTCCCACAGTCATATTAGTACCGTAGGTAGCTATGCGTATGGATATTAAGAGTAGATCAAGATCAAGATTGCAGACTTCCCAAGCATTTCTAATATTGGGCACACAGCTTTGTATAACTCTAACTGTGGCTTCTCCATTCATCAATGCATCTGGAGTTTTGAGCAGAAGTTCGTCCATGCCAGTCATTGACATAACAGGCAGTTGTCCTGCAGCATTGTCTATGGCATCAGCACTAGAGTATATGCCCTGACTGGGCAATTGAATAAAAATTTTAGGCTGACGAAAATATTTTTGCAGCGGATTTGACATGTTTTTAACCTCAGATAAATATAATACGAGTATTTATATACCCACTTTTTTGGTAAAAAATTATGTCAATAACTAGAGACGAAATGTTAGAAGTCTTCCGTGAAGCCAACAGGCGAGGCTATCTAAGTGGTGGCAGCAGTGGAGGGACTCCAGCACCAACACCGGGTTCTGCACCCACTGGTTTTAATGAAGCCACCGAGGGTGCCAAACGAGCCATGAGTAAACTTGGGGATGTTTTACATGTAACAGGAGAAGAAGTCTACGACGGTTTTAAAAAAATCAGCGATCAAAGTTACAAGTTAAACGATGCAACTAATAGTCTAGGTAGAATTTTTGGAGAAATGGGTGGTGCAGCCGGCCAAGCAGCTGGTACAGTTATACGAGATCTCGGTAACTACGGTCAGAGCACTGTGGAAAAATGGAGAGAAGTCAGCAAGTTTGGTGCTAGCTTTGGCAATGATGCTATAGGTTTTAGAGCAGGTGCAGCACAAACTCGCATGAGCTTTGAAGAATATACTAGTTTTCTATCTAAAAATAAAGAAAGTCTAATAGGCCTAGGTTCATCAGTAACTGAAAGCGCAAGAGCATTTAACTCATTCTCAAAAGATTTCTTTGACACTGATACCGCAGATAAGATGCGGGCCATGGGGTATACTACAGAAGAACTTAATGAGGTGTTGGTCAACAACATGGCCAGCCAACGATTAGTTAATCTCAATGAAAAAGAAGCACGTGGAGTGGCTATACGTGCGGCTGCAGATCTAGCTGAACAGATGGACGCTGTGGCCAAATTAACAGGCAAGAGCCGTCAAGAACAAGAAGAAGCTGCCCGCGCCAGAGCCACTGATGCACAGTATCAAGCTATGGAAAAATTATCTTTAATGGGGCTAACCAATGAAGAAAAAGCAGCAAGATCAGCAGCTATACAGAGTATGCAGACTAGTGCTCATTCGCTAGGGCCTTCTATCGAAGGTGTAGTTAAAGAAATGGCCACTGGCGGTGTACGCAGTAAAGAAGCTAGTGAACAAATGGCAGCTCTAGGACCAGCAGGACGTCAACTACAAGAAGCTGTTAATGCTGCTAAGAATGCTAAAACAGAAGAACAAAAAGCTGCTGCTGAAAGACTAATGGAAGATGCCAAGGCAGCAGTTATAGCACAACAAAATACTACAGGCTATTTACAAGCACAACAGCTAGGCATTGGTGCATTTAAATCAGGTGCTGAAAGCACCATGGGCTACAGTAAGACTATGGATGCCATGGTTGTAGAAATGAATGCCACAAGGTCCAAAGACAATCAACTAAATCTTGCCAATGCTAAAGATGCTAAACTAGTTCAAGAAGAAATTAATAAACGAGCTAAACTTGAACAAGAAGGTAAAACTAAAACCGGCGAACAAATAGAAGGTGCTGCTACTACAGATGCTATTGTTAAATTCCAAAGTCGTGCAGCAGATGCAGGGGCTGCTATTAATGCTAATCTTGTAGCACCTTTGAACGAAGCACTGGGCAAGAATATTAGAGAATACGGTGAGAGGAATGGTGATCCTTTACGAAATGTTAAAGATGGTGTGTCCTATAGAGCTCGGGTAGAAGCGCCTATAGCCGGCTTTACTCGATCTATAATAGGAGACGGTAATCAAGCCGCACAACCTCAAACTGTAACTGATCCAACTACTGGACGAGAAAGACAAGTTCCTGATACAGTTGGAATGAATAGACAACGAGAATCTATGGTAAATCCTATGAACATGATAGGCAAACTAACCAATATGGATGTAACAACTCTAAATGTACTAGGTAAACTTAATCCAGGGGCTAGTAGACAGCATGGTAGTTTGGGAGAAACTGGTAACTTATTTGAGAATTTTGGATCCGGAACACTGGCCATGTTGCATGGACGAGAGTCCGTGATCACAGAAGATCAAATGAAAACATTTGTCAAAGGTGTACAGAGCAGTAATATCGAAGGCACACTTAAATCCTTGTCATCAAATTTAAATACTATGGTGCCAAAATTACCTATGCCAAATATGGACAGACTGGGTAAAGAACAGGAAGTTGAAAGAAAACTAAATGCAATGTCACAATCTACAGCTGGCACAGCTGATAGATCAGCTGACCGAATGATGCTCGGAGATGCTAGCCTCTCTGACCTAGGTGACAAGTTAGATCTGTTAAATAATAGTATTAATCAGTTAGTCGCACTATCAGCACAATCAGTAGAAGTCAGCACTAAGCAGGTTAAAGTCACCAAAGGATTGAGCGGAAACTTATTCGCCTAAACATAAAATATGAGTTGGAAAAAATATTTCTCTCCAGTGCCAGTTAACACTAATTCTAGTAATGTATCACCTTTGAATCCTAACAGCAAAGCAGGTCCAGCTCGTACAAACTACAGCAGTTACCTACCAGATATCTACACTGGATCACCTAACCGTGTTGAAAGATACATGCAGTACGATACTATGGACGGAGATCCAGAAGTAAATGCTGCGCTGGATATTCTAGCTGAATTTTGCACACAGTTAAGCAAGGAAAATAACACTCCGTTTACAGTACAGTGGCGTAATCGTGCTACAAATAGTGAAATAACAATACTTAGAGAATACCTACAGCAGTGGACAAAACTACAAAAGTTTGACACTAGAATCTTCCGCATCATTAGAAATATATTCAAATATGGAGACGGATTCTTTATTAGAGATCCAGAAACTCAAAAATGGTTTTATGTAGATCCTGGTAAGATTGTTAAGATTATTGTCAACGAAAGTGACGGCAAAAAGCCAGAACAGTATGTTATTCGAGATATAAATCCAAACTTTCAAAACTTAGTTGTAACACAGATTACACCTAATACCACGCAGACTAACAATAGAGGTACTAGCTATGTTGCAGGTGGCGGACTTGCTCGTGGTATGACTGGAGCATATCCTGCACAACCAGGTACACGTTTTTCTACAGGTGAACAAGAACTAGCAGTTGATGCTAGACATATGGTACACCTAAGTTTGTCAGAAGGGCTAGATAACAATTATCCTTTTGGAAATAGTCTTTTAGAAAATATTTTTAAGACCTACAAACAAAAAGAATTACTAGAAGATGCTATTCTAATCTATCGTATTCAACGTGCTCCTGAGCGCAGAATCTTTTACATTGACGTAGGTAACATGCCCAGTCACTTGGCCATGAGCTTTGTAGAACGTGTAAAAAATGAAATTCACCAACGACGCATTCCTAGCCAAAACGGCGGTGGAACTAATGTTATTGACAGTGCTTATAACCCGTTGAGCATCAACGAAGACTACTTTTTCCCACAGACAGCAGAAGGTCGTGGATCAAAAGTAGACACACTACCCGGCGGTACTAATCTAGGCGAGATTGATGATTTAAAGTATTTTACTAATAAATTATTCCGTGGTCTACGTATACCCAGCAGCTACTTGCCAACAGGTGCAGATGATTCGAATTCTCAATATAATGACGGCCGTGTGGGCACAGCTTATATTCAAGAGCTGCGTTTTAACAAGTATTGTGAGCGCCTACAAGCACTGGTAAGCAGTGTATTTGATCAAGAATTTAAGATGTTTCTGTACTCAAAAGGTGTGAACATTGATTCATCTTTGTTCGATCTTAAGTTTAATCCTCCAATGAACTTTGCTAGCCAGCGCCAAGCAGAACTAGATGGCGGTAGAATTAATACATTTAACGTGGTAGCAGCTATTCCTTTCATGTCTAAACGCTTTACACTCAAGCGATTCTTGGGATTAACTGATGAAGAAATAGCAGAAAACGAACGCATGTGGGCCGAAGAAAAAGGCGAAAGCATACCTACGCATACAGACAGTGCCGGCGAACTACGTTCTGTTGGCCTAAGTCAAGCAGGTATAGATTCGGATATAGAAGCCAGCGCACCAGAATCAGCACCAGAAGATATGGTTCCGCCAGAACCTGGAGCAGCAGCTGGTGCACCAACACCAACATCAGCTGGCGCACTACCAGCTAGTCCAATGCCGGCTGCATAAATAATATCATGATTCTTAGAGAACTTTTTTATATTGATCCAGATACTAAGGCTATTGCAACTGATCTAAGATACGATCAGGATCGTGATAATAGCCTTATACGTCGTGACGATACAAGAAAAACTAGACTTAGTTTAGGACAAATTAACGAACTGAGAAAAAGTTCAGAAGCACATATTCTAGAACAAGAAGACGAGCTAAGTTTTATTCACACAATGTACGGACAAGAACCAGCACCAGCTGCTTAATACATTGTTTCTAGAAGATTTTTTTAAAATCTTCTGTTTTTCCACCATTATAACACCATTTTTTACAGTTGTATGTAAATATAATCGACAGCCTTATACATTATAGGAGACCTAATATGACTGATCGTTCTAAGTTTGAGCTTATGCTCGACGCTCTAATTAATGAGCAACAAGATAAAGCAAAAGAAATTTTTCACGATATCGTAGTTGAAAAGAGCCGTGAAATTTACGAAAATCTTCTAGCAGAAGAAATGGAAGATGAAGACGAAATGGAAGAAGCCTTCGGCGATAACGAAATTGGCGGTGATGCCAGTGATGATTTGATGCACGACGTTGAAGACGAAGAAGGCAGCGAAGACGACATGGGCGATGAAGAAGACATGGGCGGCGAAGAAGATATTGAAGATCGTGTAATGGATCTTGAAGATGCATTAGATGACCTAAAAGCAGAATTTGAACAACTGATGGCCGGCGAAGAAGGTGAAGGCCATGAGATGGATGACATGGGCGGCGACGACATGGACATGGGTATGGACATGGGTGGCGAAGATGAAACCGACGAAATGCTCAGTTTTGAAGCCAAGGACGAAGATGAAGACGAAGACGAAGACGACTTAGAAGAAAGTCTAATGCGTGAATACGTTGAAAAAGTCTCTGCTCCAAAGCACGGTGACAATGGTGTTAATACCAAGTCAATCGTAGCAGGCAAAAACGACATGGGCGGTACAACTGCTAACATCGCTAAGAGCTTCTCAACAGAAAAAGGTGGTACACAAGGTGGACTACTAAATCCTTCTACTAAAGAAGAAAACTTCGGTAACATTAATGTTCCAGGTGCAAAAGCTGGAAAGTCAGCTTTTAAGAAATCTGAACCAGGTCACGGTGCAGAGAAAAAAGGCAAGCCAGAGCAAGCCGATAATAAGAAAAGTATTGTAGGTTCAAGATAAGATGAAATATCTTCGTGAGAACTTGAGTTTTGATCAAGCTCAGATTACCCTCTTAGAAAGTGATGACAAAGAGGGTAAGAGTCTATACATGAGTGGTATTTGCATACAAGGTGGTATCCGTAATGCAAACCAACGTGTATATCCTGTACATGAAATTAGTAAGGCTGTTCAAACTCTTAATGATCAGTGTGCTGGTGGATACTCAGTACTCGGCGAAGTTGATCATCCTGATGACCTAAAAATTAACCTAGACCGCGTCAGCCACATGATAACGCAAATGTGGATGGACGGTCCAAATGGTTATGGAAAGTTGAAAATCCTACCTACACCAATGGGTAACCTTGTTAAAAGCATGGTACAAAGCGGTGTAAAGTTAGGAGTATCAAGTCGTGGATCTGGAAACGTTCGTGAGGACGGTTCCGGTGAAGTGTCAGATTTTGAGATTATCACAGTAGATGTGGTAGCTCAACCAAGTGCCCCAGGGGCATACCCTACAGCAATCTATGAACATCTTATGAATACTAAAGGTGGGAATAGGGCCGTTCGCATAGCGAACGAAGTGCAGGGCGATCCTCAGGCACAGCGTTATCTCAAAGAGAGCTTATTATCTATAATAAGCAAGCTCCAATAAAAAGGAGAATCACATGTTGGACGCATTGAAAACGTTAATTGAAAATAATGTGATTTCTGAAGAGACTAAAGTAGCTCTTGAGTCAGCTTGGGAAGCTCGTGTAAACGAGAACCGTGAACAAGTTACTCAACAACTACGCGAAGAATTCGCTCAACGTTATGAACACGATAAAGCCGCAATGGTAGAAGCTGTTGACAGAATGTTAACAGATAGCCTAGCTGTTGAAATCGCAGAATTTGAGGAAGATCGTCGTCAACTAGCAGAAGCTAAGGCAAAATATGCAGTAAAAATGCATAATGCTGGTAATGTAATGAAGGAATTCGTTGCACGCCAGTTAGCCGCAGAAGTACGCGAGTTACACGAAGATCAACTTGAAATGGCTCAGAAGTTTGGCAAGTTAGAAGAATTCGTCGTAGAAGCTCTAGCTCAAGAAATTGCAGAATTTTACAAAGACAAAACTGACCTAGCAGAAACTAAGGTTCGCTTAGTTCGCGAAGGCCGTGAAGCATTAACACAAATGAAGACAAAGTTTGTACAACGTGCTGCTAAGATGGTTGAAGAAACAGTTAAAGTTAGTCTCACAAAAGAGATTAACCAACTGAAAGAAGACATCGATGCTGCCCGTAAAGCAGATTTTGGTCGTAAGTTATTCGAAGCATTTGCTAACGAATATCAAACCAGTTATCTTTCTGAGAAATCAGAAACAAGTAAATTGCTCAAAGTTATAAACTTGAAAGATCTAGAAATTGCAGAAGCTCAACACGCTGTGGCTGAAGCTAAGAAGATCGCAGAAAGCAAAGAAACAGAAGCTCGTGCTCTTAAAGAAGGCATTGAGCGCCAAAAGATTATGCATGAATTGTTGAATCCTTTAAACAAGGAACAGCAAGGTATCATGACAGAATTGTTGGAAAGTGTACACACTACAAAATTAGAAAATAGTTTTAACAAGTACCTTCCCGCAGTAATCGAAGGCAAAGCACCGCAGAAGAAACAGGCACTAGTAGAGGCAAAAGAAGTTACAGGCAACAAAGTAAGTAACAGCGTAAGTAGTAGCGAGAACGATTCATCAAATAATATTGTTGACATACGTAGACTCGCTGGATTAAAAATTTAAGGAGAATTTAAATGTCAGAACTACTACATGGCCGCTGGACAGAAACTAAAGAAGCCCTATTAGAAGGCTTACAAGGCACAAAAAAATCAGTAATGGGAATTACATTAGAGAATACACGTAAGTATCTTCTAGAAAGCCCAACAGCTGGTGCCACTTCTGCCGGCAACGTCGCAACATTAAATCGCGTGATTCTTCCAGTAATCCGTCGCGTTATGCCAACCGTTATTGCTAACGAGTTAGTTGGCGTACAACCAATGACTGGTCCAGTGGGTCAAATCCATACTCTACGTGTTCGTTATGCAGATAACGGCGATGGCGTAGTAGCTGGTGAAGAAGCACTAAGCCCATTCAAAATTGCAGAAGCTTATTCTGGTAACAACAATGCATCTAATCCTAAAGCAGCTTCAACAGCTACTCTAGAAGGTGCAGCCGGTAAGCGCATGTCAATTCAAATCTTGAAGCAGACAGTTGAAGCTAAGACACGTAAGTTGTCAGCTCGCTGGACATTTGAAGCAGCCCAAGACGCACAAGCCCAACAAGGTATTGACGTTGAAGCAGAAATCATGGCTGCTCTAGCTCAAGAAATCACAGCTGAAATCGACCAAGAGATCCTAGCTAGCCTAGCATCATTGGCTGGTACAGCTACAGAAGCATATGAACAACAAAACGTTTCTGGTACAGCAACATTCGTTGGTGATGAACACGCTGCTCTAGCTGTTCAGATCAATCGCGTAAGCAACTTGATCGCTCAACGTACACGTCGCGGTGCTGGTAACTGGGCCGTTGTTAGCCCATTTGCTCTAACAATTCTTCAGTCTGCTACTACAAGCGCATTTGCTCGTACAACAGAAGGTACATTCGAAGCTCCAACAAACACCAAGTTCGTTGGTACATTGAACAGTGCTATGAAGATCTATGTTAACACATACGCAACTGATGCAACCGATGTTCTAATTGGATACAAAGGTTCTAGCGAATCAGACGCAGCAGCATTCTATTGCCCATACATTCCATTGATGAGCAGCGGTGTTGTTCTAGATCCATCAACATTCGAACCAGTCGTATCATTCATGACACGTTATGGTTATGTTGAATTGTCAAATACAGCATCATCTCTTGGTAATGCTGCTGACTACCTAGGTAAAGTTAGCATTGATAGCGGCAACGTTTCATTCAAGTAATTTTTACTTTAGTAAGAAAGATAAGGGCTCTTCGGAGCCCTTTTTCTTGACTTAAATATCTTATGTTAGATCAAATCAAACAATATTACATTGATACTCCTAGTGATTTTGTAGACAATATCTACAAATTTAAAACTTTAACTAAAGCTCAACAACGCAGTAATCGTTTAGGCTGGCAATCTCCTCAACTAACAAACACATTAAGTATACCTTGGGCCGATGAATTTTTAAATCTTTGCATCGCCACAGCAGATTTAAAATCTCCATTTAAACACATATGGTTCAATATAAGTCCATCAAAAGCCTATCACGGCTGGCATAGTCACGGAGGTGCTAGACAAGTTGGAGTATACTACATAAAGACTCCAAGTGATTGCGGTAACATAGAGTTTAGACACGACACACAGACTAAAATATTAGAACCTGTACAAAGATTACTTTTAATATTTCCTTCGCAATTAGAACACAGGGTATTAGAAAATCGTTCTAATGAAGATAGAATCACGCTGGCATTTAACTTAGGAGCATAACATAAATACATTGTACGACTTACATTCCGTAAGTTTTATGCGGAAATCCGACCGCGTACGGCCTAGAACGCCGCTTTTCAAGGAGAAAATAAAATGGGACGTCCTCTAAACAAAAAATATTTTGGTAACCGAAATTTTGGTCGTGCAGGCGATCAAACAGCTGGCCCTAATTCAAACAGTCAAAACTATGCAGATGATAACATCGGCGGCGAAGGTATCTCTTCTTATATACTACCAGGCCAACTAGGTAATATTGAAGTCGATAGTGATAGCGGTCAACCAGATCTAGTAATACCAGCACCTCAAATCCCAGGCGGCGTACAAGCCACTGCTACAGTAACTTGGGAAGTTTCTACTATTACAATTACTGATACTAACGACTACGGCACAGGATATGTTAATGGTGAAACTGTGACATTTACAGGCCCAACAGGAGTTACTGCTACAGTAACCGTTGCTTCAGATGATATTACTGGTTTTACTATTGTTAATCGCGGTAGTTTTACAACTCTTCCAACAGGCGGATCATATCAAGTAGTCGGAGCAGTAGGTAATGATGCACAAGCAGAAATTACATGGCGTGTTAAGACCATTGTTATGAATGAAAAAGGTTCAGGCTATACAACTGCTCCAACACTAAGCTGGGCGGCTGGCGAAGCAGGTCCTATCTCTGGCACAAGTCCAGGAGCACCAACTGCTGTACTATCTACTGATTCAGGTATTATCGGCTCAGCAACTAATCAAGAAAACGCAATCATCATCCATGCTAACACAGGTAATGAAGGCGATCAAATTGGAGACATTATTCGTCAAGTATCAACTCGCCGTTATAAAGTTAAAACAGCAGACGGTATTAGAATTTGTCAACTAACAGACGACGATACACCAGGCGTAGGATATGCCTACATTCAAGCTACAGATGACAACGGTAATACATACTTTGTTATGAAGTTGACATCAAAACTTGCTGTTCTTAAACAATGGACTAATAACGAAGCTGAATGGCTATTTGCAGACAATGAAAGAGCACACTGGGTATTTTCAGATACTGAAAATTCATACAGCGCAGCTGATACAGTTGTAATTGAAAACGCTTAATTAATATAGGGGCCAAGGCCCCTATTAAGGATAACAGATGTCAAAGATAGTAAAAGTAACTAGTGGCGGATCAAATAGCTATGCTGGGTCATCAGCTGACTATAAAATTGTTGTAGATTCAGGCGGTAAGATTCTTTTTAACACTGGTAATCAAGTTGGTGAAGTTATCATAACTGGTAGTTTAACTGTACTTGGTGCAGTCACATCTTTAGAAACAACAAATACACAAATTAATGACAATGTTATTGTTCTTAACAAAGGCGAAGCCGGTGCTGGCGTAACATTAGGCACCAGTGGTTTAGAAATTGACAGAGGCAGTGTTAACGCTGCACTTTGGATTTATGATGAAACTACTGATGCTTGGACAGCTAGATATAAAACAAGCGGATCATACATACCAGTAGCTACTAACAGTATTATTACTGGCGGTGATGATTTAACTTTAATTGGTGCAGGCACAGGTGTAATTACTGTTACTGGTACAGTTGATTATGAAAATTATGTTACTAGTGACGATGTAATACCAAACAAAAAATATGTTGATGACTATGTAGCATATTACGTAGCAACTCATCCGCCGGATGAGATTATTGATCAAGATACTAGAGTAACAGTAAGTGACTTTGCTACTTCAGGTAATCCTAGCGAAATAGAATTTGTAGTTGACAATCTTACACAAGCAACAATGACTACCAATGGTCTACTAGTTGGCAGTGTAAGAACTAGCGGAAATACTATAAGTGAAGACACTAGTGATACATTGCATGTTGACGCTTATCTAGCTTTAGATAATAGAGTATCAACACCATCAACTCCGAGTACAAATGTAAAATTATATTCTAAAGCAGTTCCAGGAAATGGAGGAACTGGTGTATACTTTGTTAATACACAAGGTACTAATGATGAATTAATTAGTAAAACAAAAGCACTTTTATTTGCTCTAATATTGTAAGGAATAAAAATGGCGTTAGTAAGCACGATCTTAACAAATACAGCACAACCAATCAGCGATGATCTAGCGTCATCCTCTGCTGTGACTGTGATGTTATTTTGTAACTATAACACTCCAAGTAGTGTTGACAGTGCTTTAGGCAGACAATGGCTAGAAGTATATGCAGTAAAAGACGGAGATAGTGCCGGGACTGCTAATAAACTAATGCATCGAGTACCATTAGATGCCGGAGATACTTTTACATTTAGTACCGAAAGAATTGTTTTAGATGCACACGACAGGATTTGGGCAAATACCTTAGGACAAGGAGTTGCCAGTGTAATTATGGGAGGCACGGGTAGTTCATATACAAATGGTGACCCGGTTTATTTTTCTGACCCAGATTTTCCCGAAGGTGTAACCGCTACTGGTTATGCACTAGTATCTGGAGGAGCGGTAACTGGAGTTTATATTACAGAAGCTGGATCAGGATATATTAATCCTCCATCTATAGATTTTACACAATCTGGTGATGGTCTAGCAACTGGAACAGCAGTATTATTAAGTACTGATCAGGTTACTTGTACAACCAGCTATGTGTTAATCTAATCATGAAATTCATTCGTAGACAAAACCTTAATACTCAAAATGCTCTTGATAAGAAAGTTTTAATAAAACCTAACGGTGATATTGAATTTAATCCAACATCATCAGTAACTGTCAACGGAGAATTTATCACTGTAGGTACACAGGTTGCAGGACCTGAAGTTACGAATGTAATGTATGTTACCTTAGACGGTAATGATGATAACGATGGTAAGGGCGAAGGCCCTAAACAAGCTAAACGAACTATTAAATCAGCATGTGAAGCAGCTCAAGAAGGCACTACTATCTTTGTTAGAAGCGGAGAATACTACGAAGATAATCCTATTAGAGTTCCGCCAAAAGTAAGTATCATCGGAGATAATCTACGCAGAACAATTCTAAAACCATTAAATGGTACAACAAAATGGAATATAGCATTTGTTGAAAGAACTGATGGTGTTGTTACTGTTACTACAGATGTTGAACACGACTTAAATGTGAAAGACAGAGTAAGAATAATATCATCTGAAGCCGGAATTGATGACGAGTGTGCAAACGTAGAAACTATTCCAGACTCTATGTCGTTCACCTATATTGACTACGGAGATAATATTGCCTATGCAGCAGCCACAGGCACTGTAGAAAGAGGAACAGACTTCCTATTAGTCAACAGTCAAAATTATATTGCACAACTGGTATTCAAAGCTATACCTGCACCTGCCTATTGCGTTAATATTGATAATGATGCTGTTGTTGACACCTCTCCCTACATTCAAAACTGTTCTAATATTAATGGTCCCTGGATGAACAACGGCGAAGAATGGTTTCCATTTATCACAGAACAAAGAAACACCGCAGGTAGAATGGTAACTGGCCCTCGTCCATTATTAGACGACGAAATTGATCCGTTGTATCTAGATGTCTATGGTATTAATCAACGTGGTGCGGGTGGCGGCATGTTAATTGACGGTGACAGGTATAGTTCAGTTTCACCTATTAAGTCAATGGTAGCCGATGCATTTACACAAGTTGCACAAGGTGCTATAGGATTTCATATTACTAATTTTGGATACATGCAGTTGGTATCTTGCTTTAATGTGTTCTGTCATATTGCTTATTATACAACCAAGGGCGGATATCTAAGTATATCAAACTCGGTATGTGACTTTGGTAACTACGGATTTGTAGCTGATGGTTATTATAAAATTCCATACGATAGTGGAATTGTTTTATCTGACTATTATTCGTATGTTGCGTCGGTGACTATTAATAGCCCTGGTAGTCATTATACCATAGCTCCTATAGTCACTTTTGATCCTCCTACAATACTAGGAGGCTCACAAGCTCAAGGTACAGCAATCATAGATACATCAACTGGATTATTAGTTGCGATCAGTGTTGATGATCCAGGAGCAGGTTATGATTTTCAACCTAATATTACACTAACTGGTGGAGGTGTAGATCCCTTACTAGTACAAGGTAGTGCTACTGCTAATTTGTATAAAAATGAAACAATCACGGTCAGTAATCTAAGTAACAAGCCTCAAGTAGGTAGTATCATATTTTTAGAAAATGATCCAACTAGTTACTATGTTACAGACACGGAAAATACAAACCAAGTTTTTACTTATAATGAAATAAAATGCCGACGCGATGTTGAACTTATTTTAGATGCAGTCTTAACTGATATGACGTTTGGTTCAAACTATGCTAGTACTGCTGCTGGATTATCATATTTAAGATCCTATTCGGCCAAGGTTACTAGTCTACAAAAATCACAGACAATAGCAGGTCTAAACGAAGCAAGGGATCTCGCAATAGCGCTGACTGTAAATCTTACAGCTCAAACAGCCATAACTAATAATTTTGCCATCGTAACTGATATTATCGATAATGGATTAATAAGTGTACCGTCAATAAGTATTCCTAACGCTATAACTAGAGAAGATGGCTATTCACAAGCTAAAGATATACTCATAGCCAACAAGTTATTCATACAAGACGAAATTACTGCCTGGATTGCCTATAACTATAATGTATTAGACTACGACAGCATAACATGTTCACGCGATGTAGGATTAATTGTTGATGCATTGTGTTATGATTTAATGTTTGGATCTAATTTTAGGACTATAACAGCCGCACGTAGCTACTATAGAGCAGGCGCCGCAGTAGTTACACAACAACAAAAAGCAGCTACACTGGCAGCGTTTCGTTATTTAAAAACAATAGTAGCTGCAAAAATTACTGATAATGCAACTGCTAAAGCCAGTGTAGAAAATAACATGGATATTATTATTAATGTTCTTGAAAACGGGTTAGACGAAATTGGCGGGCTAATTAGACCAGATCCAACGGGATATAGTGTTAATTACAAACTTGCAAGAAATTTAATTGAGGATAATAGAGACTTTATTAAAGCAGAAGTTAGCGCTTATCTTAATATTAATTGGACAGCAATATGGACAGCACTAGGTGCAACCGGTCAAGAAAAATGTCAACGAGATATTGGATACATTTTAGATGCACTATATTATGATCTTACCTATGGCGGCAATTTAGAAACTACTATTGCTGGTAACGCATATTATTCGTTTGCTGTACTGCAAATTGATCCTAGTGAAAAAGCAGCAACTTTAGATGCCTATGGTTACATGAAAACAATCATAGGAGAAATTGCTCAAAATAATGACATTATTCAGCTACAAGGAACTGTACTACAAGTTACTGGGCTGCCTGGATCGCTGGCTGCGGCTAATGATGCAAAAGACTTAATTCAAAATGTAATAGATATTATAGACACAGGTACTTATACTGAGGTAGAGCCGAGTATAACATGGGTAAGTGCTGCATTACAAGAAGAAAATACAGCACTTCAATATGCAAGAAGTTCTATACAAGATTCTGTAATCAAATATATTAACGCTAACAATTTTATCTACGATGTAAACACTTGTCGTAGAGATATTGATTATATCATCGATGCAATGGCCTATGACCTTGCCTACGGCGGCAACACAAAAACCGTTGATGCTGCTGCTGCATATCTTGAAGGCAGTGTTATTATAGGACAAGTAGAAGAAACTCTAGCAGCTTATACATATTGGAAAACTATAGTCGGCAACATTGTAAGAAATATTTCAATTACACCGACTCCTGGAAATAATACCAGCCAAGACACTAGTATTCCAAAAGGTTCTCCGGTCCCAGTTAGCGGTCCTGCTACTTATGCACAGGAGCTATTACAAATTGTCATAGATGTAGTTGATCATGGCACAGGATATCTTCCGGATCCAGCTACTATGCCTGACTACACATTAGGCGATGGTGCATTAGCTGTTATCAGAACAGATATACTAAGCAATGTATCAGATATACAAGATAGTGTTATCGATTATTTGAACAATTCTTATGGCGGAACTGTCGACATAAAAGTTTTCCCCCAAATTATCAGTATTGCAGCAAATACTACAGCAAGATTTCATAATGTTTCAACTGTTAGTACTGGTGGCACCGCACTAGAATACGTAGGCGCAGGAGTAACTTACAACGCATTGCCATTTTTTGGTGGAGAACCAGTGCCTGCCAACGAACGTGTAGAGATTAATAACGGTAAATGTTTTACAGTTACAAATGATCAGGTGGGTAATTTCCGTGTTGGTTCGATATTTAATGTAAACGCATTAACTGGTGAAGTTACTATCGATGCTGAAAATATCGCTCTAAACGGCATTGCTAGCATTGGTCCCTTTAAAAGAAACGGTATACCTGTTGGTGTAATACTGAGAGAAATTAGCGATAGTCCTTTATTAATTAACAGTCAAGGAACGCAAGCCCACGATACTGTTCCAACGCAGTATGCAGTTAGCACCTATGTAGAAACAAATTATCTTAATAAAGTTACGCTTAATGCTGAGACTGTGGCCAGTAACTCTATTACATTTAATGGAAGTATTGCAGTCAATGGCGGTACAATAAGCACAACTTATAGTAATTTTACTTTAGTCAATTCTGGCGCAACAACTGTTAATTTTGCCGGTGAAGCAACAACTATTAATATCGGTGACGCTACTGGTACAGTATATATCAATGGTGATTTACAAATTAAAGGTGGAGATTTAACCACCAATCAAACAACATTTAATCTTTTAGATACTACTGCTACTACTATAAATTTTGGTGGCGATGCTACGACTATCAGTATTGGTAAAGACAGTGGCACGACCACAGTTAATAACAATTTTAAAGTTAATATAAATTCAACTTTAGGTGATGATACTACTGCACAAAACACGTTGAATGGCAAACTTACAAGTAACCTTCCAGATAATACTGGATCAGCTGTTGAATTTAAAGAAAGTACAAATAGTTACTTGAAGTTTGATACTTCAAACAGTCTCGAGCTTACTACTTTTGGACCAACACCATTAGTTGCATTTAAAAATTCTACAGATGCTAGCAGTACTACAACTGCATCTACAACATTTGACGGTGGTGTTGGTATTGCTAAAAAATTATATGTTGGTACAAATTTAACAGTCAATGGAAGTGTTGCTTTAGGTGACGACAGAACAGCAGATATTCATACGATAGATGGTACACTTTCAGTTAATATTCCTGACAATACAGCTATAGCATTTCAAGTAAAAGAAAATACACAAACTTATATTACGGCAGTTACTACCAACGGCAGTGAGAGTGTAACAATTGAGTCAACTCCGCTACTACTAGTTAATAACTCTACCGATAACACGTTAGGCACAAATAACAGTGGAGCACTACAAGTTGCCGGTGGCGTAGGTATTACTAAAAACTTAACTGTTGGAAATGATTTAAGAGTAACTGGTAATACAGTAATGACTGGTGATTTAGAAGTTCGTGGCGGCGACGTAACTACTAACCAAACAACATTCAATTTATTAAACACTACTGCTACTACAGTTAATGCTTTTGGTGATGCTACTACAATTACCATAGGTGCAAGTGGTGCTAATACATTCACACTAAATCATGGAACGCTAGTTGGAAGTCAAACGACACAAAATGTATTCAATACAGTGGCAACTACTGTTAATGCATTTGGCGCAAGTACTACTACTTCTATCGGCTCTGCAATCAGCGGTACTACTACAATCAACTATGATGCCAATATTAAACATGACTTAACAGTTGATGGTGATCTGCAGGTTAAAGGCGGCGATTTAACCACTAATCAAACAACATTTAATTTATTAAACACTACTGCTACTACATTAAACATAGGCGGTGATGCTACCACCGTCAATCTTGGCAAGAGTACAGGAACGGTAAATATTGGTGCGTTAACATTAGTCACTGATTTAGAAGTGCAGTATGGTGGTACAGGTGCAGGCACATTTACAACAAATGGTGTAATTTACGGAAACAGTACAAGTGCTCTACAAGTCACTGCCGCTAGTAATCCAGGAAGCAATGCAACTACAAGTTATGGAATTTTAACCACAGACGGAACGAATGTTCCTGTCTGGACAGATGTGATAGATGGCGGTACTTATTAACGGGTGACGAAAGTGTTAGCCCGGGGCGACGAAAGTCTTGACCCAACCTAGATAGGAAGAAGAGATGGCGACAAAAATTAAGCATAAACGTTCCAGCGTACCTGGAAATAATCCAACCTCTGGACAGATTGACCAAGCAGAATTTGCGTTTAACACAGCAGACGGATCAATTTTTATCAAGAATGATGCAAACGACATCATTGAAATAACAGCAAATTTATACAAGAAAAATACCAGTATTGCACTAACTGATACAGGAGTTGATGGAACCATCACTATGAAAGCTGATGGTGTGCAAACTATTCAATCTACTTCTACATTAACCAGCATTGGACAAGATGTTAGTATTGAAGATGCAAAAGAATTACGACTAAAAGAACTAGCATCTAACGGATCAAATTATGCAGCTTTTAAAGCTCCTGATAATTTAGCCAGCAGTTATACATTTACCTTGCCTACTACTAACGGCAATTTAGGTCAGTTAATGGCCACTGATGGAAATGGACAATTATTTTTTACTGATTCAGATACATTTGGTGGTAACAGAGTTTATGTTTCGGCCAGTAAGGGCAATGACCTTAATGACGGTATTACTGCCCCAGTTTTGACCATTAAACGTGCTCTACAAATTGCCAGCGGATTAGTTTATACTTCGGGCAGTCTCGTTAACGGACAAAAAGTTAATGTTGTTGTAGCAGCCGGAGACTATACAGAACAAAACCCTTTGATTATTCCAGATAACGTGACAGTAAAAGGAGATAGTCTTCGCTCGGTTGTAATACGTCCTGCTAATGCCAATCAAGACATGCTGCGTGTACGTAACGGGTGTTACTTTGGCGAATTTACATTTAGAGATGGTCTAAGTGGCGGTGTTCCTAGTTATACTTTCAACTATGCAGTTGCGTTTGATGACCCATTAGATGTAACTGCTTCTAGAACTGGCTATACATATTTGCCTTCTACTAAACCAAAAATTACACAATCACCATACGTACAGAACTGTTCTATAATCAGTTTCTTAGGAGGAAACGGTGTACTAGTGGACGGCAGTAAGGTCGTAACACCTAACACTCCTACCAATCAAATTGAAGCTGAAAATCCAGTATTACTTGCACCGCCCGAGCAAGGTAAGAGTATGGTGGCTAACGCATTCACCATGTTGTCATTTGGTGGTACAGGATGGCGATTGATCAACGATGCTTATGCACAGATTGTATCATGCTTCCAAATTTTCATGTTAAATGGTGTTTATACACAAAGTGGAGGCTACTGTTCTATCACCAACTCCGCTACTAACTTTGGTTTATACGCACTTAGAGCCAGCGGTTATAGCAGTAGTGCATTTGAATTTGACAGAGGCTATATAGGTACAACTGGAACTATTGGTAGTACTCAAACAATTACTGCATTCGGGTGGACTAGAGTTGACGGACCAGTTAACGAATTTGTAGTTAGAGTTCGTGACGAATTAACCAATGCTGATTTAACCAGCACTTACAAAACATCACTGCCAGGATACTTATCTACAAGTTTTAATGCTGCCACAGATGTAAACACCGTAACTAACGTATTCACTATTACCAGTCACGGATTTCTAAACGGAGATGCTGTTGTATATGATTCAAATGGTGGTACTGATATATCTCCTTTGTTTAGCGGAGAGCAATTTTACATTGGTTTCTTAACTGGCAATACATTTAAACTTTTTTATGATGATAGTCTTACAAGAGAAGTTGATATTATCAGTGTTGGTAGTGGAACTCAATACTTCAACAAACAAGATTATGAGATGTATGTTGAAGAAGTTATCGAAACACATAATCAATTTCAAACTCTTACACTAGATGCTGGTAGTCCGTCTGGATATACTTTTAACATAGGTGATGTGATTCTAGGCACAACTGGCGGCAATCCTAACAACGCCTACGTCTATAGTTATGACAGCATGACTAAAGAGTTAGTAGTGTGCGTCAACAAGGTAACTATTGGTCTTACTGAAACTAGAAATAATTTTACAACAGCCAGTCAAATAACCAGTGTAGACGGCGTAGCCGCTAGTTATTTTATGACATCTGGAGTTGCATCAAAATCAGATTTATACGGTGCAACATTTAAAATTAAGCCTTCAATCATAGGAGGTGCTTATACTAATCTTGTCACCCTTCCTGGAAAACAAATTTGGTTCCACAGACCAAGTATTACTAACTCATCTGGACACACTTGGGAATATGCAGGTAGCGGCACTGACTATAATGCCTTACCACAAAACGGCGGCAAAGGCGATCCGTTCTATGAACAAGTAGGACAAAATTTAGGAAAAGTTTATACATCTGGAACTAACGAACTCGGTGACTTTAAAGTTGGTAACTTTATTACTGCCTTTAACAGAACAGGTAACGTTACATTTACTAATAAAATCACAGTTGATACACTAGACGTTTTGAGACTAGGTGTAGGTGGAGTAACAGTTGAAACTATCAGTACTGACGTTGAACTAGGCGGCAACGAAACCGGAGGACCAAAAGATACAAGAATTAGTACTCAGCTGGCAATTTACAGTTATAATCAAATTCATCTTGGCAACGTTATTGACAAAAACGTCAGTACTAATGCAGTGCCCGGCTCGCTGGTACAGTTAAATTCTAATGGTCAAATTAACAGCGATCTTATACCAACATCAAGAAGTTTTAGCAGTTTTAGTTCTGCTGGTCTAAACAGTAGATTAAGTATTACAGATAATATACCAGCAGGCGATGTGCTAGGCGGAGATATTGCCGTAGAAGCATTTTACCAACAAGAACTTGTATTAGATAATCCAATAACAGCAGCAGTAGGAACGCCTGTTATTCAGACTACAGGTAACACTGCTACAACATCTATCACTTCAACTAGTAACTCATTTACTGTTACTCATACTGGAACGTTAGTAAACGGTACTTATGTATTGATAGAAGGTGTAACACCCTCTGCTTATAACGGCGTATGGTTAATTAATAGAGCTAGCTCAGGTACATTTACTGTTTTTACTAATATCAATCCTGGAACTGCTACAGTACAAGGTACAATTTATTATGGTGGTGCAAGCGGTAGACTAAAAGGGGCTTATACGGCTGCTACTAATGTTATTGTTGGCAGTGTGTTTAGCAATTTTAATACAGCTTTTGTTTCTGGAGCTAGCAATTTAATTATTGGCACCGATAGGACTCCTAGTGATACCAACACTGCTGTAACAATCAGCAGTGCTGCCGCAGCTACAACTGCAAGTTTAAATTATTTTTTAAATATTGCAACTTACTCACAATATTTTGTATTAGAAAATTCAGCGACACCAACATTTACCAATGGTAGTATCAGCAAGGCTTTTAGGTATAGCAATGTTGGTTACATTACAACCGGTGCTGCACATAATTTTTCTACTGGTAATGAAACAAAAATTGATGCAGGCACTGATGCTTTTGACGGCTCTGGTTATGTCACCGTTATTAGCTCAACAGAATTCAGCTACTCTAATACTGGAACTAGCACCACTGCCAGTGCTACTACAACAGCAACAGCTACTCTAGTAGGTGTCACAGGTACTAGTACAACAGGCAGTGTGGCAGCAGCTAGTTTAACTGGAACAATTACCTTGGGTGATTATGTATTTGGTGCCACATTACCTTACGGAGCCAAAGTAACGGCAGTTGATATGGCTGTTGATCCAAGAACATTTACTATATCATGGCCTTCAACAGCCACCGTTACCGGTACTAGTACTGCAACTCTGACATTTATTACTCCGGCTGTTGAGACAGGAACAGTTCGTTCAGTATTAACAGCCAGTGATAACCAAGCTCAAGCAGAATTTGTTGAGTTAAGATCAGGAGTATTAACCAGTGTTAATAATTTATCTGGACTAACTGGAGGGAGTAGTTATGTAGCAGGTACATATTCTCGTGTACCGTTAATTAATCAAACAGTGGCGACTACTAGTATCAGCAGTACTGCTACGGTGGCAACCATCACTCACGGTACAACAGTTATTGGTACTTTTGTCACAGGATCTACAGTGGTAATTGCAGGTACTACGGCCTCAAGCGGAAGCGCAGATCAATATAACGGCACATGGACAGTAACCAGCGGATCAAGTGGTTCATTTACTATAACTGGTACATTTACCAACGGTGCAACAGCCAGCGTTCAAGGCACAATAGCCAGTGGTGTAGGAGAATGTGCCCTAGCAGATATAACTGTATCTGGTGCTGGTGCTGTTACTAATGTTGACTTAGTTTTTGGCGGTGCAAATTATGCGGTCGGCAGTACATTAACTACAAGTAATACATATCTTGGTGGCGCTGGCAGCGGGTTTAAAATAACTACTAGCGCAATAGAAAAAAGAGCCTATGTAAAATTAACTGGCGGCCAACAATTTATTGCAACAGCAGGGGCACCAGACTTTGTAGAAGAAAATGCCAGCGGAGTTTTAACTGCTACAGCAACAGCTACAGTGGTTGCAACATTTGATGCTCAATCAACAGGCGTTGGTGGCGGTGTTGACACTGTACTCAATAGAATTACCACATTAGCCGCTCATGGATTTACTACAGGTGATCCGGTTATATACGATCCGGGAGTTGACCCTGCCATAGGAGGATTAACCAGTGGAGAAGTCTATTACGTTAAAGTTATTACTGGTACAACAATAGAACTGTACCCAAGTTATGGTATAAGCACTATCATAGTTTTAACTACAAGTACAGGTGCAGGCCATACGTTGACAAGAAAAACAGTTGACATTGTTAATAACACAATAACTTTCCCTGCACACGGTTTTAATACTGGAGATGCATTCCGTATAAACGGTGCTGATTTACCTTTCTTTAGTGGTGTTCAAGTAACTTCTGGTGCTCACTATTTTGTTGGATCAATTACAACAAACAGTTTTAGTGTACACGAATTAAGAAGCGATGCACTAGACAGTGTCAGTGGAGTAACTATTAATCCAGTTAATATTACTGCCATAGGATCTGGCACAATCACTATTACTAAAAACAATATTAAAATTACAGCAGTAGTTAATACTAGTAGCAATCTAAGCGATAATTGGAATAGTTTAACTACCAGTACTATTGATGCCAGCAGTATTATCAGCGGAATAATTTCGACTACTAGACTAGCAACTGGAACTGCCAATAGCAGTACGTTTTTGAGAGGCGATAGCGTATGGAGTACTGTGGTACAAAGTGCAACACTAGCAGGCGGATCAGCACTGACATTAAGTGGTACTGGTGTAGGACCGTATACCGGCGCTTTAACTTTTGATGTCACTAAAGCAGATAAAACTGGAGGTAGCGGAGGATATTCAACTACTGGTGTAGCCAGTTTTAACACAACTCAATTCTCAGTTGGTACAGGCGATACATTATCAGCTGGCCAGGTGTTAATTAAATCGGGTGTTATTGATGCAGGTACACTTGACACTTATGATTCAAGTTATTTCTTAAATCCCAGCAACTTGACCAGTGCTGTGCCAGTGAACAAAGGCGGAACTAATTTAACTTCATATGCCACAGGCGATACAATCTATGCCAGCGGTACAACGACATTAAACACTTTGAATATTGGTGTAGCAGACAGTGTTATGACCAGCACAGGCTCAGCACCACAGTGGAGCCAAGGATTGGCACTGGCTAAGAATTTAAGTACCAGCGCAGCAGACATTACTACAGCTAGCACCAGTGCAGCCACTGTGTTTAATACTAATTCTACAGCAATAAAATTAGGCGGTGCTGCCAACAACGTCTACGTTGGATCGAGCACAGCAAGCCAATCACTAAGCTCAAATGTAAAAAGTTATACAACTGCCGGGTCCGCTAGTACAACTGTAACGGTGAATGTTGGATTAACAGCATCAATTAGCACAGTGGAACGAGCTACAAATACAGCTACAATAACTACTGGTAGCAATCATGGATTGACAACAAATGATGTAGTCACGGTTGTGTGTACCAGTGACAGTTCATTCAGTGCTGTTGCAGTGTCAGTAACTGTTACAGGATTAACTACTTTTACCTATACAAATAATGGCGGAGACACTGGTAGTACTGGCGGCACAGGTAGTGTGTATATTGGTGCTACTGGAATTGCTCTAGGTACAACAGCAGCCAACAATGATACATTCTTAATATTTGCCAGCACTACAGGTGTAAGAGCAGGTATGTTAGTACAAGGTAGTGCTAACATACAAGCAGGAACTACAGTCATTGGAGTTAACAGTACAAGAGTATATCTAAGTGCTGCCGTAACAGGTACTATTGCCAGTACTACAGCCATTATCTTTACTGATACTAATACTAGTCTTGGTATTATCACTGGCGATCAAATTACCATCGCCAGCTCAACTGTGACTAATTTAGATGGAACATGGCCAGTTACTTCAGCAGGTCCAACCTCAACAACATTTAATATTAAAACAACTATTGCAGTCACAGCTACAAATGACACCAGAGTCGGCACTATAGTAAGAATAAACAATCTACTGTTAAAAAATAGAACAGTAACTCTAGGCAGTAGTGAAGCTGGGACAAGTCCTGTAGCAGCCACACTCAAAGGTGAAAATGCTGTGGGCACTGATGTTGCAGGTGCAGCCTTGACTGTTCGCCCCGGACTATCAACTGGTAGTGCTACAGGTGCAGTGATTAACTTCCAAACAGGTACTACTGGATCAACTGGAGATACGACTCAGTCAGCTATTACTAGAATGAGTTTAACACAAAGTACAGCCGATACCACACTTGATTTGACCACAGCAATGACCACAGCCAATGTGTTTAACACTGGGGCAACCACTGTCAACGCATTTGGCGCAGCCACAAATATCAGCATGGGCACAGGTGCAGGTACATTTACCATTGGTAATGCACTGACTGTGCTTAACAGTACTAAGTCTATTCAAATTCCAGTAGGTACTACCTTAGAAAGACCTACACCAGTAACTGGACAAATACGTTTCAATTCAACATTAAGTACATTTGAAGGTTATGGTGCCAGTGGTTGGGGAAGCCTAGGCGGTGTTAAATCAGTTGACGGTTTTACTTATATTATTCCAGAAACAAGTCCGGGTGCAAGTAATGGTGAATTAGAATTCTATGTTGAAGATGCTGCTGGTACTGGAACCGTTAAAGCCGCTGGCCTAAACAGAATAAAATTAGCAGTACTGCCAACTACAGCTTCTACCACAAGTACTAGCGGTGCTCTAACAGTGGCAGGTGGCGTTGGTGTTTCTGGCAATGTCTATGTTGGCTCAGGTAGTAGAGTTGGATTTGTAAATGCCAGTGATGTTAGTGCAGTGTATCAATATTATAACTCGGCTACTAACAGTTTAGATACAATTTTTGGATAAGGATTATAAATGAAGATAGATTTTCAATTTGACACTCAATATGGAAAATTTTGTGATGCTTTGCATTTATCAGACGATCACAGCTTAACTGATGCAGAGATTGAAGCAATGAAGCAACAACGATTGACAAATTGGATTGCGGTTATCACTGCGTCCCCTGAAGAAGTTGTTGAACAACCAACGGAGTAATACATGGCAGATAGATATTGGGTTGGCGGATCAGGTACATGGGATGCAACCAGTACGACTAACTGGGCCACAAGTTCTGGCGGTGCTTCAGGAGCAAGTGCGCCTACAGCATCTGATAACGTTTTCTTTGACTCCAACTCCAATGTAGGAACAGGCGCATTTACTGTTACTGTTTCTGCGGCTGTTTGTAACGATATAACCATTGGTGGGGCAAGTGCGCCACAAGCATTAGACGGTGCAATGACGCTGGCTTTTGCGTCATCTACATTGACTGTATCTGGCTCATGGACTAATCAGGCGACTAATTTTGCTGTAACAAATACAGCAGCAACAGTGACATTTAACGCCACTACTACAGGTAAAACGATTACAACCAATGGTGTAACTATTGGAGTTACTATTACGCTCAATGGTGTTGGTGGGGCATGGACGCTTGGATCAGCATTAAATATTAGTATATATACACTTACTCTTACAAATGGAACGTTTGATACATCAGCAAGTAACTATGCTGTTACTGCTAGTGCTTTTTCTTCAAGCAATTCAAACATAAGGACAATAAATTTAAACGGATCAACTGTTACGTTAGGCGCCGTTAGCACTGCTTGGCAAATGACAACCAGCACTAATGCAACGCTAAATGCTGGAACATCAACCATTAATCTCACATCTAGTAATTTAATTTTTGCCGGAGGTGGGTTAACTTACTATAATGTTCAGTTTACAAGCACCAGTGCAGGTGCATTGTTTCAAGTACTTGGGGCAAGTACATATAATAATTTTACAGTTGCTACGGCTAGTGCAACTGGTTTAAGTAGGCTAATTTTTACCGCAAGTCAAACAATTAACGGCACATTGACTGCTAACGGTTCAAACGGTAACATTAGGCTATTTGTCAACTCACAAACGATAGGAACAACGGCAACATTAACTTGTGCCGCAATTGCCGCTATGACTGATGTTGACTTCCGTGACATAACAATAGCAGGAGCGCATGGCACGTTGTCTGGTACTCGATTGGGAGACTGCGGAGGTAACAGCAATATTACGTTTGTGGCTGGAGCAAATAAGTATTGGAACTTAGCGGCAGGTGGCAACTGGAGCGCCACGGCTTGGGCGTTAGGTTCAGGTGGATCAGTAGCAGATACAAACTTTCCGTTACCTCAAGACACAGTAATCATTGAGAATACAGGACTCAATACTAGCGCAACAGTTACTATCAATGCAGGTTACAACATTGGCACATTAGATACATCAACACGTACTAACGCAATGACGTTAGCGTCAAGTGGAAATGCCCCAACTTTTTATGGAAACTTTACATACGGTTCTGGTGTAACTCCAACAGGAACTGGAACATATACATTCTCTAATCGCTCCACAAAAACACTCAACTCTGGTGGTAAAACATTTACTCAACCAATAACAATAACTGCTCCCAGTGGAGGTATTCAACTTGTTACAAACAATCTGACGCTAGGCACAACGCTTACCACTACTTTAGCGCAAGGTACGTTAGACTTGAATAACCTGACACTAAGTACAGGATTGTTCAGCTCAAACACCTCAAATACTCGAACTATTGCTTTTGGTAGTACAGGATCAATTGTTACTACCACGACTACCGCTGGATCAACTGTTCTTTCGATGGCAACTGCCACAAACTTTACGTTTACTGGCACATCGAACATATCAGCAGCAATGTCCACGACAAGGACGTTTAACTTTGGTGGCGCTGGAGCAACAACCTCAAACAGGTTAAACATTAACCTGACATCAGGCGCATCTGTTCCTACGTTTACAGGATCGTTTCGTCAAGTTAACTTTACCGGATCAACATGTAACACCGGCTCACAAACCATCAATTGTCACGGGTTTACGCTTGCATCAGGAGGGACTTATACAACCACTACTTTTACAACAGTAGGTACAGGCACATTAACATCAAATGGAAAATCAATATCAACTCTTAGGGTTAATGCGTCTGGCATAACAACTACGCTTTCTGATGCTTTGATTTGCACTAGCATATGGTATTTGACCCAAGGCACAATTGATCTTAATGGGTTTAGTTTAACTACGCCCGGTTATTGGGGAGATAGCACTTTTGCAAAAAATATAACTTTTAACGGTGGGACTATTTTTATAACAATAGCTAACCCTTTTGCGTGGGATAACGTTAGCGGTAGTGGAAATCTTACCACGACAGCAGGTACTGGCACAGGCACAATCTCCATGACTGCCGCAACTGCCAAGGCGTTTCAAGGCGGAGGGGCTACGTATAACTGCACATTGAATCAAGGTGGTGCTGGTGATTTGACCATCACAGGCTCAAACACATTTGACAACATCACAAATACGGTTCAGCCAGCATCGGTCTTATTCACCGCAGGAACAACAAGCACGTTCTTGTCTGGGTTTTCACTGTCTGGCACTGCTGGAAACCTGATAACCATAGGTTCTGCCACTGCCGCAAGCCATACGTTATCCAAGGCAAGTGGTACTGTGTCTGTGTCTTACTGCTCCATTAGCAGGTCATCTGCCACAGGTGGCGCCACTTACCTAGCATTTACCGGCAATGGCAATGTGGACGGTGGAAACAACACTGGTTGGTTATTCAGTGGTACCAGTGTGGCCTCTAGAATAACATCAACGGGTGTGTTGTCCATAGCTGGAGAATTAGATGAAGTTACACAGACTACCATTAGACTGACCTCATCTAACCTATACTCGAGTGAATTTGATGAATATACATTGCAAGGCGCAGGTGGCGGACTTGCTAAACGAGAAACATCCACTGGAAAAATTCAAGTGACCGGACAGTTTGATGAATACAACAAGCCCTATGCATAAGTAACTATATGGACAAATAACATGGCAAAACTATTATCAGGAACAAGAATATATGGAACAGCAACAGTTGATTCCACACTGACACTGCAAGATCTAGTAACATCTGCGGCCACGGCTAACATAGCAAATACAACATCAACAACAGTTAATGCATTTGGTGCAGCCACAACACTGGGGATTGGCGGCTCAACTGGTACGCTGACCCTGGGAAATCCAACCATTGCTACCAGTGTTACCAGCGGTACACTGGCCTTGTTCAACACTGGCCTAACAGGTACTATGAACATCGGTGGCGCAGCAGGTACATTTAACATCGGGTCAAGCACTTCAACTGTTACTTTCAATGGTACCACTATTAACTTAAACGGTACTAATCCTAGCATTGCCAGTACTAATACTGGCACAGCATCGCTATTCAATGCCAACATTACTGCAATTAACTTTGGTCAAGCAGCAGCAATTTCTATGGGCGGTACTGGCAGTAATGTCACAGTACGAGGCAATCTACTGGTAAACGGTAATACCATACTAGGTGATGCTTCTGGCGATTCAGTGACTTACAATGCCAGTACGGCCACAGTGGCTACAACTTATTCGTTCACCAATACTGATACTGGTACAAACACCGTAGTTTATCCAATTAAATTTGCACACACACTGTCATCTGGTACAGCAGCCGTGGGTATCGGATCAGGATTCCAATTTACTGCACCTAATGCTTCTGGTACGGTGATTGCCGGCGGCAGTGTTGAAGCTGTATCAACCAATGTAACAGCAACATCAGAAGCCTATGATGTTGTAGTTCGAGCATATACCGCTGGCGCCAGCGGTCAAGTACTAAAAGCCAATGGTACAACTTTAGAAGTTGGAGCATCTAACACTAATACTACTATTAAAACACTAGGTACTGGTACATTAACTGTAACAGGTGGCACAACTGGTGCATCTAGTGCAGGCGCTATAGTCACAGTCAGCGGTGGAGCTGGTGGAGCAACTACAGGTGCAGGTGGACAGGCAGTATTCAAAGGTGGTGACGGTACTACTTCTAGTACAGGAGGTGATGTAACACTCAAAGGCGGTGCCGCAGTAGGTACAAATATTGCAGGCGCAAACACTGTAATTGAAGCAGGTAATGGTACTGGCACAGGTGGTTCTGGTAACATAATATTTAGAACAGCCAGTGCAGGCTCTAGTGGTAGTACTGCTGATACTATGACTGATAGATTAACTATTAATAGTAGTGGTCTTATTTCTTTTGCCGGCGCAGTTACTATTGGCGGAGATCTAACAGTTAATGGAACCGTAACTACCATTAATTCAAGTACAGTCACTATCGATGACAAAAATATTGAACTAGCCAGTGTGGCAGCCATCACAGGCTTAACTGTAACACTAACCAACGGTAGTCCAACAGTTACATTTATCGGTGTAAGTACAACCACTGGTTTACTAGCAGGCCAAACATTAACTATCACTAGTGTACAAAGTGGTAGTCCTGCATTTGGTGTAGGCGCAACTATTCTAAGTGTTGACAGTCTAACGCAGGTAACAATGACTGATAATACTACTGGAACAACAGGTAATGTAACCATTAGCTCAAGCGGATCTAGCGATGCTACAGCAGATGGCGGCGGTATTACTGTTAAAGGCGCTACAGATAAAACATGGAGTTATGTAAATTCAACTACTGCTTGGACCAGTAATCAAAATATTGATGCTGCCTCAGGTAAAACTTACAAAATAAATGGTACCGATGTACTAAGTGCAAGTGCTGTACTACAAAATTCTGCTACATCAAGCATAGGTGCAACTGGTAGTGCTGCCACAGTTAATATTGGCAGCACATCAAACAACAATATTTTAAACATCTATGCTAATGGTACCACAGGTACTGCTACACTAGGCACAAACGTTACCAACGGAACTGTTAACATATTTGCAGGTGTAACCGATACGGTTAATTACAGTGGCGCAGCAACTAGTATTACGGTTGGTAACACTGCAACCGCAGCACAGAGTGTCAGTATGTTTACAGCCAGCACTGGTTCAAGTACATACAATTTTGCCACAGGTGCCACACTTAATGCAAATACCAAAGCTATTAATATTGGTACTGCCGGTGTTAGCGGATCAACTACTAATATCAGTATTAACAGCACAGTCAGTGGAGCACTTGGCACAACAACCATTGGCGGTGCAACTCTAACAGCATCGACTCCGACTGCTGTTAATTTAGGCACTAGCACATCATCATTAACTACAGTTACCGTTGGTGGTGCAATCACTGGAAATATATTAAAAATTGCCGGTACAGCCAGCGGTACTGCTAATCTTACTACAGATGTAACCAACGGTACGCTAAACATTGGTCAAAGCGTTACAGGCACAGTGGCCATTGGTGCAAGCGGTACAGTACAATTAGGTACTAGTGCCACTGTGGCAACCACTGCTCAAGTTGGCGGTGCCGTAACTGGGAATACACTCAAGGTAGCTGGTACAGCAGGAGGCACTGCTAATATTACTACAGATGTAACCAGTGGTACATTTAATATAGCTCAAAGTGTAACTGGAACTACTACACTCGGATCAAGTGGTACTGTACAACTTGGTACAAGCACAGGATCAACAACTGTGGCACAAGTTGGTGGTGCTATCGATGGCAACACACTAAAAATTGCCGGTACAGCAGCAGGAACAACCAGTGGCATTACCACTGATGTGACCAGTGGTACATTTAACATTGCACAGTCAGTAACAGGTACTGTAAAAATTGGTTCAAGTGGTACAGTTCAATTAGGTACTAGTGCCAGCGTGGCAACTACTGCTCAAGTTGGCGGTGCTGTAACAGGCAACACATTGAAAATTGCTGGTACAGCAGGAGGCACTACTAATATTACTACAGATGTAACCAACGGTATATTCAATGTTGCACAAAGTGTAACTGGTACAACTAACATTGCCTCAAGTGGTACTGTACAACTAGGTACAAGCACAGGCGCAACAACTACTGTACAAGTTGGTGGCGCAATTACAGGTAATATTCTTAAGATTGCAGGTGTAGCAGCAGGTACTGCTAATATTACAACTGATGTAACCAGTGGTACACTAAACATTGGACAAAGTGTTACAGGCACTGTGGCCATTGGTTCAAGTGGTACTGTACAACTAGGTACAAGCACTAGTATAGCCACTACCGCACAAGTTGGTGGTGCTGTAACAGGCAACACATTGAAACTAGCAGGCACTGCCAGCGGTGCTGTAAACATTACCACAGACGTAACCACAGGATCAGTTAATTTATTTGCTGGAGTAACTACTGGTACAGTAACAGTAGGTGGCGCTACAGCAGGCACGTTAGCCATTGCATTCAACAAGGCCAGTACCAGTACAACAACAGGGGCAGTGACCATTGCAGGCGGACTTGGTGTTGCAGGTGCTGTTAACGCACAGACCAAGAGCTTTATTATTGATCACCCAACTAAACCTGGTAAACTATTAAAACATGGTAGCTTAGAAGGCCCTGAATTTGGTGTTTATGTACGTGGACGTTGTCAAGGCAAGTATATTCAACTTCCTGATTACTGGATAGGACTAGTTGATGCTGACACGGTAACAGTTGATCTAACACCTATTGGAAGCCATCAGAAATTGTACGTAGAACGAGTAGAAGGTGATCGAGTTTACATTGCCAATGATGCTCTGTTTGGACGATCAGTTGACTGTTTCTACACAGTATGGGGCGCACGTAAAGACGTTGGCGCATTAGATATTGAAGTAGACAAAGAATAAGGAAAATAAAATGGCATTCGGAATAGGACCAATATTAGCACAACCAACTAGTTTAGTTTTAAGTCTAGATCCTGGGAATAGTCGCTGTTACAGTGGCACAGGATCTACACTAACAGACCTAAGTCTAGCAGTCAGCACTGTTGATAGGCGAGGACTTGAACCAGCAATCACATTAGTAAACACTCCTACATATTCGAGTAATAATGGAGGCTATTTTACCTTTAACGGAACTTCGAATTATGCAACAGCAACAAATTTAACACCGTCAACTGTGGTATCAATCAGCGCTTGGATATACATGGCCGATTGGACTGTGGCCACAGTGGGTACTTTTGTATCAAATGCTGACAGCGACGGCACCGTCAGATACCAGATTGGACTTAATAATGCCAGCTATTCTAACAGTCTAGGTGCAATCATCAAATATTCATCAGGTACACTGACAGTGAGTTACGCAAAAAGCTCATTGACAGCCGGCTGGCATTCTGTAATCGTAACATTTGACGGCTTGAACGCAAGATTATATGTAGACAGCGTCCTAGTATCTACTAGTTCTACGCTATCTACATCAACTCCGATAGATTATTCGTCTGTGAATACTTTGGGACTTGGCGCAAAAGTTTCGGGAGGAACAATAACAGAGTATATAGGCTGTGCCATAGGACCAGTAAATGTTCATGCAAGCACACTTACACAAGCAGAAATTACTACATACTTTGGCGGGCTACGCAGTAGATACAGCATATAAGGCTTTCGATAAATATACTATATGGCAAATTCCGACAAAAACATAGTTATTACACCCAATGTAGGCAGCTCAACAGCACAGCCTAACGTTGTTTATACGGGGCAAAACAATACTCCTATTACTCTACGGGTCGCTGATGATGGTACACTAAGTTGGGAAGCCAGCAGCGGTAGACTAATGTCTGCTATAACCAGTCAAACTAGCACACTGTTCAGTGTTAACGATGCATCGGGCTTGCCAGTTTTTGAAATAACAAATACCAGCATTGTAGCCTATGCTCCTATCACAGGAGCAGCAGGATCTACACTGATGACGGACATTAGCGGTCTAGCCGATGGCAGTCGTTCAGTGTTTGACATAAAAAATGAGCAAACTATTATAAGCTCAACTTATATCACTGATAGTAAGGATGTAGAAGTTGTAGTTAACGGACAACAACTAACGCCTTACACACAACCCCAACCTAGTGCTTGGATATCAGCTTTTGACAGCTATTCCAGTAAGATGTTTAGGGTAAGAGAAAATCGGCTAATTATATACAACGCCCCAGATGTTGGCAGTCAAATAAGCGTTACAATAAAAAAGACTGCGGCAACACGACAAAGACAAAGATATCCGTTTAGACCAGCAATGATTGCCTTAGGAGATTAACAAAAATGGCCAAGCACGTAATTTTAGAAGCATACACATTTACCCCAAGTACTCGCACAATAGCGATTACAGGTAAATCTATCAGAAGAGAACAACTGCTTCTAATCACCAACACTACTACCAACACGGTAATTTATAATTTTTCTGACCCAGATTTGAAGGCAACTAGTTATACTAATGCAGTCAGCACTACAACTGGTCAAGAAACAACTACAGTAGTTTTAAACTATAATACAACTGCAATGTCGTCAACAGACAAATTGAGTATTATGGTTGAAGAAATTTATACTGAGATAATACCTTCAGAAACCATGCGAGATCCGGTGGATAAAATGCGTGTGTCAACTCCGCAGAGTTTAATCGACACTGACTTTGAATACGGAACTCAACCTACCAAGTGGGAAAGTTTGCAAATGTTGAATAATCGTCCTAGTTCATTTTACGATTCAACACAATATGTTTTACTTAGTGCGATAACATCATCGACTACTACTGTAAGTGTGACCATGCAGGCGTTTAGTGGTAGCATCACAACCAGCGCAGCCGTTTCTACTATTACTGGTATTGCTAGTACAGCAGGACTTTATCCTGGTATGACGTTGCTTAAACAAAGCGGTACCGGTACGCTAGGTGCAAATGCAGCTATTATCAGTGTTGACAGTGCAACACAGGTTACCGTACAAGGTACTTCTGCTCATACTGCTGGAACTATTGTGTTTACACTGACTATGCCCAGTGTAGGTCAACCAATATTTGTACAAGGTACATTAGATACTGGGTATGCAGATGGCTGGTGGCTATGCACTGCCAGTACTGCAGCAACCGGTGTGTTTACCTACAGCACTACTGTTGCACCGACTATGATTGGCGGCACACTTTTTGACGGTACAAAGACTTTTATCTATTACGGTACATTTTATACTGGCGCACTAATTCCATGGGGTGGTACAGCCATTGTTACAGACGGTACTAGAGCCACAGTGACTACTACAAACGGTCACGGACTTCGTATCGGTGACAGTGTCTTTGTAGTGGGTACTACTACTAACACTGCTCTAAACAATACATGGATAGTTGAACGAACATTAACCAGTAATACATTTACTTTCTTAACATCGGCAGCAGCTACTACACATACTACTCCTTCGGTAGCCGGCGTTAGCGGATTATATCCAAGAGGTCAAGGATATGTTGTACATAGACCGTTTGACGGCGGCGTACAGTTCAGTGATGTAGTACCATATCACGGTTATCAAGTTATTCGTCAAACTAGACGACAATTCCGTTATCAATCTGGTAAAGCTATGCAGTTCTCAACGGGTAGTATTATGAAACCGTCGTTGGTAGTTGATAACATCACCAATGGCGGCAGTGGCGCAACAGTTACAGTAACTTGCAAGTATCCACATGGATTGCTACCAGGTGGATACATTAAGGTCAGTGGTTCTCTTGATGCAGCGTATAATGGTATTTTTGTTGTGGCCACAGTAACTAGCACACGAGTATTCACTTATACAAGTACAGCATTATATACAGCTTCAGGCAATAGTACAACACTAACACTAACTGCTGGTACTACACCAAGTACAGCTCCAGCTCCAGGATTTCCGTTAACGGTTAGTCCATATGCTTGGTACGGATCAGCTAACCGAGTAGGTCTATTTGATGGACAAAACGGTTTCTTCTTTGAGTATGACGGGCAGAACATTTACTGCGTTAAACGATCAAGCACACAACAGATTAGCGGCAGCTCAGCTGTTCCAACTGGTAGTGCCACAGTAACCGGTACCGGTACTAAGTATAGTCAAGAATTAAAACCAGGTGACTATATTGTTCTTCGTGGTATGAGTTATGTCGTGCAGTCTATTGCTTCAGATACTAGCATGTTTATCTATCCTGAGTACAGAGGCGCATCTAATGTTAGTAACGTAATCATTAGCAAGACTATTGACAGCAAATATGTACAAAGTTCATGGAATATTGACAAGATGGATGGCACCGGTGCAAGCCTGTACAACTTAGATCTTACACGTATGCAGATGTTCTACATCGATTACACATGGTACGGTGCTGGTGCAATACGCTTTGGATTCAAGAATAATCGTGGTGAAGTTATCTATTGCCACAGAATTCCAAACAATAACATAAACACAGAAGCATACATGCGTTCTGGTAACTTGGTAGCACGATATGAGACTAACAGTCTTGCACCATATACCTATTTGACCAGTACGTTGACCAGCGGCGTTACTGCCAGTATGGCTGTGGCAGATACTAGTTTATTCCCAAGTTCTGCCACTGTAGTGGTTAGCCAAAGTGGAAATACAGGTGCTGTTATTGAGTACGTTCAATACACTGGTAAAACCGGTACCACACTAACGGGCCTAACACGCAACTATCAAGGTATTACTATACCAGGTGCTGGCTCAGCCGCAGGCGGAAGTGGAGCAGCAACAACCTTTACTGTAACAGGTGCAACTACAGCCAGTGCAGGCGGAACAGCACCTGTCAAGGTTGAATTCTACGGCCCAAGCCAAGCCAGTACTATTGGACACTGGGGTTCAGCAGTTATCATGGACGGGCGCTATGACGATGATAAATCTCTAGTGTTCGTTGGCGGTATGAACAGAAGTCAGTTGATCAGCAACGTGGCTCAAGATGCAACTGTTCCTTTAATCAGCCTTCGTATTAGTCCAAGTATTGATAACGGCTTAACTGGTGTACTAGGTTCTAGAGAAATTGTGAATCGTATGCAGTTGGTCATGCGATCACTGTCAACTATTACTACAGGTACAAATTGTACCTTCTTGATCTCTTTGAGATTGAATGGTCGTGTCAGTGCAGGCGTGTTCACTAGTGTAGGTGGTTCAAGTCTAGCACAGCTTGCTGTACATACTAGTGGTACAACTATTCTTGGCGGTGAAAACGTATTTGGTTTCTATACTGCCAGCGGTGTTAACACAGAAGACTTGAATCAAGTTCGTGACTTAGGTACTAGTATTCTAGGCGGAGGTACAACTAACACATGTCCAACTACTGCTAATAATGTGTATCCAGACGGTCCTGATATTATTACAATTTGTGCGACTAACGTGACCACAGTAACTACTAACTCAATTCTAGCACGTATTAGCTGGACAGAAGCACAGGCTTAATAGGAGAGTAAAGATGTCAACTAGAGACTATAGTGTACATCAAGTTAGTTCAACTGCACCTAGTGGTGGAAAAGTCGGTGACGAGTATTATAATCCAACGACTAATAAACTCTATAAATATGTTGCTTTAAATGGGACTAGTCCTGCTTATGCAGAAACTCTGACAGCAGATGCCAACGGTAATATAGGCTTTGGCAAAACTGCCGCTTATAAACTTGATGTAGCAGGCACTGTGAATGCTACTTTTGTTCGCGCAGCAGTGATACTGACTAATCAAATTATTGATCAAAATCTAGTCATAGGCGGTGGCAACAATGGATTAAGTGTAGGACCTGTTAGCCTGACAGCAGGTAATACCATAACTGTAAGCGCAGGACAAAGACATATCATACTATGACAACTCTAATCACCGGCGTTACATATACAAGTGGATGGCAAGTAACTGCTGACACAACTGGCACACTGAACATAC